CGCTACCCGTCAGGCTATCGCAGACAACGCTCGTGCCATCGTGGACAACTGCAACGCCAACTTCCGCAGCATGATGGACTACTTCACGCAGGATAAGATTGCCACTCTGACCGCTGAGAACCAGAGCCTGAAGTTCGCCGCTTCTCAGGATCGTCAGAATGCGCTTCTGACCACCGTGATGTCCCAGCAGACCGATACCATCCTGAACCGGGTCAATCCTCGTCCGATTCCCGCTTATCAGGTGGCAAACCCCAACGTGGGCGTGAACTGCTGCGGCTGCTAACCTACACACTCCCCGATAACACCGGGTGAACCATCGGGGCAGGGGTAAGACACCTCTGCCCCTGATTTTTTAGGAGGAAAACACTATGGCTTGCAAAACAAGCTGCAAACTCTGCCCGCACTTGGTCATCAGTCAGGCAGTCACGTTTGCCGACGATACTCTGACCATCAACATCCCTGCTGGCGCATACCAGAACGGCGAAAAGTATTGCATTGTCGTTGCCCAGAGCTTGCCGGACACGACTACCATCAACGCACCTGTGGTCATCACCATCGGTGCAGGCACGACCGCATACCCTCTGACCGACTGCAACTGCGCTCAGGCGACCGCCGAGAGTATCCACACCCGCACCCGCTACGCTACCCGTGTGGCAACGTCCGCAACCGGCACCGGCACGTTCAAGTATCTTGGCTGCTTCTGCCGCTCCCACGCCGGTGCGCCTGCGTCCATTTCTTGAGGAGGTATAGATTATGGGCAAGAACAATTTTCGCCGCATGATGATGCTCCGTGAACACGACAAAGACCGTGAGCCGGAACGTGACCGCCTTGAGGAAGAGCGTGACCGCAGGGAACGTGAGCTGGAACGCCGTCTGCGTAAGCTGGAAAACGGCAATGACCGCCATCCTTACTATCCGCAGGAGGAGAACCGCTACATTGACCCCTACCCTATCCCCCGCTACCCTGACGTAGAGAATGGGCGCAGAATGCCGCAAATTGGCTTTTCGCAGAACGGAGACTGGGACAAGCGGTCTGGGCAGTACGAACATGGCGGTGCGGACAGCCGCTCCATCAAGATGCCACGCCAGCACCTCACCCACGATGAAGCAGAGGAATGGTGCGACAGCATGGTAAATGCTGACGGTACGAAAGGCTGTCACTGGACGCTGGAACAGACGCAGGACGTTGCCAAACAGCGTAATATCACTTGTGACCCGAACGATTTCTGGGCTGTTATGAACATGATGTACTCGGATTATTGTCAGGTCGCAAAGCGCCAGTCCGTTGACACCCCGGGCTTCTACGCTGACATGGCAAAGGCGTTCCTTGAGGACGCAGATGCCGCAGATGGTAAGGCGTATCTCTACTGGGATTGCATTGCTGATAAGTAAAACAGAACCCCTGTACAGCCTTGATTGGTTGCACAGGGGTTTGTTCTTTAGCAAGTTCCGGTATCTCCGATTTTTTGCATAGTGCTTTTAAGATTTGGCACATCTTCTTCCGGCATTTTACGTTTGATACCAATAATCGCTTGCGTGATTCCCGCTTTATTTAACTGGTTTACAGACTTACGAAATACAAAATCAATGTTCATATTTGTCTTAATTGTTCCGTCATCTTCAAGATAGCAGTTTGGAATCCACACGTTTTGATTACTACCGTTGATTTTGAAACGCTTTGCTTTGTAGCAACCGTAGTCCTCTCTTACAATCAGCTCAACAGGAATACCCTTGTAATACTGCGTGTCAGTATTGTACTTTTCAGCCAGCTTCGCTTTCCGTTTTGCTACCTCTGCGTCGATTTTAGCTTGCTCCTCTTTGCTCCTGCGCTTGTGTGTCTTGTATGTGCGCATAATCTTTTCCTCATTCCCAAAGTGTTGATTTTGACCTCATGTCAAACAAATCTTGCGGAGTGATTACAAGGCTCTTGTCGAGTTCTACCACACTGACAATGGAAAACTTGCCGGGAACTTCTCTCTCAATTCTTGCTTTTGCTTCCTCTTTGCTGTTCGCAAACAACACGAACGGAGCTTGAAAGTGTCTGCATTTTTTGTCATCATCGTACTGGATTTTGACCCAATAGAAATTTTCCATATATTGCCCCTTTGTTATTTCAATATTTTACAGGCGGTTCAGGCAATGGCATCCAATATGTAACATTGTGCGGTTTTCCGCTTTTATCTCGCCACTCGCCAAAATCCTGCTCGTATCCAACAATCTCAACGTCAAACTCGTCTTGGCTAAATCCGATAACGTATGGATTATATTCGTCTGGCATCTCGTTCTTTACGTTTATCCACTGTCCAATTTTAGGGGCGTTTGAAATATCATACGAACAATATCCAATGCATTGTACCGCTCCTAACTCATCAATAAGGCTCCTACTTCCGATTTTCGTAATGTAAACATCGCGAACTCTCTGCCACCCGCTCTTGTAATCAGAATATTCGTTTTGTGAAATTATGATATTATCTGGATTCAATTCTTTTCTTCCACAGGTTAGGTTCCATTCATTTGCGATTCTCTGCTTCATTTGGTATTCGTTGCGAAACACTCTTGTTTCTTTTAGAGCGTTTTTCAACGAACCACGACAAGGTCTATAAGCAATCATACGTCAATCCTCCAAGAAATCCTCCAACTCAATCTTTCCCTCTGCCGCCGCAACTGCCAGAGCGTACACGAACTGTCCAATCGTCATTCCATGCCGTCTGGCTTCACGGTTGATGTACTTGCGCTCTTCCTCGCTCATAAGGATGGTAATGCGCTTTGAACGCTTGCCATCGCCACTTGCAACACCTTGATGCGATTCCGGCATCGGGATTTTTTTCTTTGTCAGACCAGCTTCGGCTAGTGCGCCGGGAACATTGCCTTGTTCGATAAGACGTTGAACTTCTTTCGCCTGTTTCAACTTCTTTGGCTTACTTTCGCTGACTATGGCATTGTTCGGCTGTGTTTCGCTGTCTTTGGCTTGCTTCGGCTTAATACTGCTTAATTCTGCTTCACTCGGCTGTGCATGGCTGTCTCTGGCATCACTAGGCTTAATTAACTCTCGTTCGGCATTATTCGGCTTTGTTTGGCTTACTTCTTCTTCCTTTGGCTCACTTCGGCTTAATTGCTGTTCCGAAAAAATAGGCTGAAAATCAAACCCGCCAAGCAAACCTGTGGATTTTTTGCTGGTTGATTTCATTTCACATTCTCCATCCGTGCGCCACAGTTCGGGCAATATCTCATTTGTGCAACTTCTGTTTCATATCCGCAAATAGAACATTTGTAAGATATAATCAAGTTTTTTGTTCTAACCCACTTTGAGTGCCGGGTTTCTGGCATCATTTTGACGGCTTTAATCACGGTTCTTATTGCTTCTATCGCTTCTTCTTGATCCATTCTGTCATACTCGCAAATAAACAAATCAAGCCTTTCTAGCAGTGCTTCTTTATCAATCATTCTCATTGTTGTCACCCTCCACAATCATCTTCGCCAAAGCCTTGAAATCCTCTGCGCTGGTACTCTTTGCCGTGTCGCCACTAAACAGGCTGTGGCGCTCTGCCTGTGCCTTACGAACGCCCATAGACGGTCTAATCTTCACATCCAGCAGGGTTGTTCCCATGCTCTGTGCAATCACAGGAAGCTGCTCCACAACCTCTTTGGACAAGTTCTCACGGCTCTTGTACTGGTTCAGAAGCAGACCTTCAATCTTCAAAGTCGGATTGAAATATCTGCGAACATCGCCGATGGTCTGCGAAAGCTGGCTCAAACCAGCCAGTGCGTATCGGTCTGCTGTGATGGGCACAATGATGCTGTTGGCGGCGATCAGTGCGTTCACAAGCGCAAGACCAAGCTGCGGGGGAGTGTCCAGCACAATGTAATCGTACTGCTCAGACACGCTTTCAAGAGCTTCTCGCAGCCGGAAGTTCTTGCCCATGTCCCGGACAAGCTGCTCGTCAATGTCCTTCAATGCGTTGTCAGACGGCAGAATGTCACCCGCTTCACAGTGCTGGATTCCTTCCTCTACCGTACCCTGCCGGGTCATCACATCAAACAGGGTACATACATCCTCTGTCTGTGCGCCGTAAGTGTCCGTTGCGTTGCACTGGGCATCGCAGTCCACCAGCAGGACTTTCTTGCCAAGCAACTGCAACGCACCAGCCAGACAGGTGCTTGTGGTAGTCTTTCCTGTGCCGCCCTTCTGGTTGGCGACAGCTATAATTTTTGCCATTTTATCACTCTTTCTTTTATTTTCTATGTCTGATTACTTTTGCAGTGCGTCAATCTCATAAAATGCCGGAAGATACTCTTCAATCGCGCCGTCTTTCTTCAAGCTACCAATCAGATACCGCTTCGGATGGTCAGGCCAAGGGTCACGGTTGATTGAAAGAATATCTGCACACGCGGCCTTTACAATGTCGTAGACTGCATCTCTCCGCTTTGGTAGCTTAATAGATGGATGCTCTTCCATCATCTTTACCTCAACTACCTTTGCGACCTCGATACACTCTTGAACCGACAGCGCATCGCACACAGACCAGTCGTACCCTTCGTATCCGCTTGTGCGGGGCTTTCTGGCAGCTTTTTTGATTTCCGGCTTGGAATTAGCCGTCTCACAATCAACCTCGCTAGAATCGGCATCTATGACGGGCTGCTTGGATTTGTACCCGAATCGGAACTCAACTGCTACTACCTTTCGCCCTGTGCAAATCTTTTCAAAGTCAACGACAATGTCTGAAACATTGCTGATCTCTTCCACTGCTGGTTCAAGAACTCTGCGGCGTAAAGCTCGGAAGTCGTCATAACTTGCATCGTTTGCCCCCAAGTGGTCACGCAACTGCTTCAAACCAATCTTGTTCGATGTTAGAGAGCGATTCATCCAATCTCGAATCATGCTGTACATCAGAATAGATGCTTGCTGCTTCATCCCAATCGTATAGCGCAGACGGTATTTGACGTAACCGCTTCTTGCAATGTCGAAAAACACAGGCCGCAAGTCAGGATTACAGTTGATTGAAACGTCATAGGACAAGGATTCTCGATTGAATTTGACCTCTGCCTTTGTGAACAGCGGATACATCACATATTCTGTTCCATCTGCATTCAATGGCACTGAAACCACGTTGCCCAAAAAGTGCTTAACCTGAGACTTCAAGTTCTTTGAATTGAGCTTCAAATCCAGCAGCTTGCAATATTCAGCCAGCGTAAACGACACGTTGGAGCTTTCGGGGTCTCTCGGATTGATACGGCTCAGATAGACCTCAAGCAGCCGAAGCTCGCCTGCTGTGTAGTCCGTAAACTTCGCCCAAACCAATGCCTTGCTCTTTTCGACAAGGTTGTTTCCTGTCAATTCTGGCATTGCATCACCTCATTTCTTCCACCCTATTATACCACTGTATCGTGTACACGTCAATGATTCTGTACACAATTATTTTTCAACAATCGACTTCCACATTCTGTACACGTTACTCCACTTTTTGTACACGATACCATCCACTTCTTGTACACGTTACTCCACTTTATGTACACAATGCTCCACTTTTTGTACACGTTCTTACTATATATATAAACAAGAGATAAACAAGAGATAAATAATCATCATCAAATAGTGGCGACGATACATTTTCAACAATTTCTTCTCTTCAACGGGCAGATTGTGGAAAACGACAACTTCTTTTGCTGATCTTTTGCTGAATAAGAAACGTCCATCAAGCCCTATAATCTACCTGACGGTTCTATCGTGTACAGAAAATGGAGTGCAATTACACCAATAGGGGACGAATTGACAAGTCACTCTTTGATGAACTAAAATTTTACGAAAGTCCGTTAATTACATCCGCAAAAATCCACCATTTACGATTCTATGGGGGACAAAATGACAACCTAAAACTATATTTATAACAGGTCTATTGTGTACAAAAAGTGGAGCGCGTCCCCCTGTATACCTCAAAAACTTCGATAATTCGACAATCAGCCGCTTATATTATTTGGATTCACAGTATAGGAATCGTTGGACTTCATAGCAGCTTCCGTTCCAGCATCCTGCGCCTGATAGAGAATTTCCATCTTTGGGGCGGTTCCGTTCGGGTCTGGGTCTGTTCCGGTAGCCTGTGCCATCTCATAGCTACCAGACACCATCCGGCAGACAGCGACCCTGTCCTTCAACGGCGTGTGAAGATTTGCCAGAATCTCCGTCAACACACCGATGTGGTCTGAACCGTGATCACCGTACCGGATGTACAGTAAGGCATCTATCTCATAGGAGGAGCACTCCATCATAGCATCTATGAGAATTTTCCGTTTCTCCAAATCGGAAAGGTCATCCTCAAGGTGCTCAAGTAGTCCCGGATGAACGCAAGCGTCCATGTATCGAGCCACTGATACGCCGCAGCAGGTGAACCAGCGCATAGCCATCGGCAGGGAGATGGCTGCCAGACCTTGCTCCCAATTTGCTATCGTGCCACGATTTACACCCATCTTTGCCGCCAACTTCTGCTGGCTCAAGCCGGAACGCATCCGTGCCATCTCTAATGCTTTGGCCGTTCTTACCAAATATTCATCCATAAATTCACGCCCTTTCAACAAAATTCTGCAAAACTGCCGGATTCGACAAGCCAAAAAATGGAAAAAGCTGCTATGGAGAACCAACAGCAGCTTGTGTTATAACTGTATTGTCAAAAAATTCCAAATAGAAAGGAAACACAAAATGAAAGAAACTGTAATCTGGAACCATGAACGTATGCCAATCATCGATGGAATGCCTGCCAGCGTTACCGATGGGCAGCCACACACACCTGAACCATGGGAGGAAAGCTAATGAACCGAACCGTAGATGCTCTGATTATTCCATACGCTCGTAGACGGACGCTGGAGCTTGTCCTGAGCCTTTCTAGGTACGAAGCTGATAAAGATGCTTACCTCGAAGTGAAAGGCATCCTAGAACGTGCCGTAGCCGCTTTAGACGATGGGCGCGACCCGGCAGATAACATCGAACGCATTGACGGGCAGCTCGTAGAGCTGTGATTGGAGGAAAGATGGATAGGCGTTGTCCCTTTTGACTTGAACGCTCGTGGCTTTCCCGATGCAAAGTAACGGATGCAAAGAAAACGTTCGATTTTTGCGAAGTTGTTCAAATTGTATTGACTGTACAACTGGAAGATGTATAATCGTATCAAATGAACATTCGTATTTACTGATCGGGAGGATATGCTACAATGAGCGAACAAGAAAGAGCTAAGATTGACAGGTTTATCGCATGGCTACTAGAACATCCTGAAAAGATTCCGGTAGCGGAGCAAGTCTTAGACCTGGAATAACAGAAAACCCCTTGCCCAGAGCTACACCAGCCCGGCACAAGGGGTTTTTATTTTACCGGGTTAATCTTCACAGACTTTCATTAGCTCATTGAACCTAGAAGAATTTACGCTTACGGTTTCGGATGCCTTGTGCCCGTCCTCGTAGGTAACATAGAACGTCACGTCGGCTTTAGATTTTGCAGTAGCAGAGCCATAAATGGCTCCGGGAAGCCCACCAACAGCACCGCCGACCGCTGTACGAACAGCAGCGCTTCCTGCTTTCTTACTAACCCCAGAAGCGACAATCTTTGCTTTTACAGGCGTTTTGTGCATTTTCTGCTTTAGCTTATTTTTCTCCAGAAAAAGATTGTATTCCTTTTTTCCCTTAAAGAACAAAAACAGACCAACCGCCATACAAATGATAAAGGCAGTGGTTGAATACATCAGGAGAAGAAAGGAAAACACAATGAAAGCCATTCCGAATGAGTACATAAACCTTGCACCCATGCGGCTGCTCTTATCGTTAAGAAGCTCTTCTTTGCTGTGTTTTTTCATCTTCCACCTCGCTTAAAACCAGTGATTCTTTCTTTTACGGTAACGATATTTTCTGCCGTTTCCATATAGTACACGGTCATTGCCTTTTAACAAGGCCTGCATGAACCAAAAGCAAAAGGCACAGCCGCACAACAAGTAATACAAAATCTTACCTCACATCTTCTCGATCAGGTTCATCAGCGCTTCACGCTGCGCTGTCGGCATAGATTCAAGTTTTCTTCTAATCCGCTCCACTGCTGCATCGACTTCACTTTGCGGCTGCTGAGGCGGGTTTTCTTTTCGGTCGCCAGTGAGAAGGTAATCCACAGTAACGTCAAAGTACTGAGCAAGCTTTACGGCGTTTTGGTTTGTCGGCTTTGCATCGTTCCCGATGCCAGCTTCCCTTCTCCAATAGCTATAAGCAGATCTTGGAACGCCTGCATCGGTTAAAGCACGAGACGGCTTTACTCCCTTTTCTTCGCATAGTTTTACGAAATTGTCAAAAAACACAAAACTTACCCCCAGTGCTTGTACAAGATGACAAAGTTCTACCACTTGAACAAAAACACTTGAAAAGTTCTACCACTTGTGCTTTAATAAAGATACCGAGTTCAATCGGTAGAACAAATTAAAGGCTTTGAACAAATAGAAGAACGTTCGATAATGTTTTTGCTTGACACCATAATATTATCATATTCTTTCAAAAAGTTCAAGTACTAGAACAAGAAAGGAGAAAAAATTTGCTTCCTAAGTGGACAGGCGATGTTGTGGGAACGCTTCACGTTAACAACATCGAAATCAGAGAGCTTGCTGCAAAAATGGGATGCGCACCGGAATACTTGGGAAAAATCCTGAACGGTAAGCGTGAGCCTAAAAATGCGGAAGCTAAGGTGAGAGAAGCTCTGGAAGAGCTGTTGAATGAAAGAGAGGGAAAATGAGCGACATTGTCTTATCTATGCAAAGCGGCGAACCGGTAGCATCCAGCCGCCAGATTGCCGAGAACTTTGAAAAGCGTCACGATCATGTGATGCGTGACATCGATGCAATCAAAAAAGATGTCCCCAATTTTGGGGAGATGTTCTTTGAAACCACAGCGCCGGACAGCTACGGCAGGGAACAGAGGGCTTACCTGATGAACCGTGACGGTTTCACCCTGCTGGCTATGGGCTTTACCGGCAAGGCTGCTCTTGAGTGGAAGCTCAAGTACATTGCAGCGTTCAACGAAATGGAAAAGAAACTGACAGAACAGCCGCAGCTCACCCGCTCGCATCTCCTTGCAACTGCGCTGATCGCAGCGCACGAAGAGCTGGAAGAGAAGGACAAGCAGATTGAAACCATGAAGCCGAAAGCGCTTTTCGCTGACGCAGTTTCAGCAAGCAAAAAATCCATTCTCGTTGGTGAGCTTGCAAAGCTGCTTTCGCAAAATGGCATTAACATCGGACAGAACCGTTTGTTCGACTGGATGCGAAAGAACGGCTACCTCATTAAAGACCCGAAACGAAGCGACTACAACTTGCCTACGCAGCGTAGTATGGAGATGGGGCTGTTTGAAATCAAAGAGACCACGATTCAACACAGCGACCACATTTCCATTAACCGCACTCCTAAGATTTCCGGTCGCGGCCAAGTCTACTTCGTAAACCTCTTCTTGAAAGCAAAGAAAATCCAGAAAGCGGAGGACTGAACATGGAACAGATTATCACCTTAAAGGTAGACCTAGAGCGCCCGGACGATGCGAAGTTTGCCATTGACGAGGCGGTCAAGGCCTACGAAGCGGACAAACTCAAGTGGACAGCAGCGGAACTCGCCAGCGCAAAGCTTACGGCAATGCGTATTATGAACCGACTGTGTTTGGATGGGTATAGCATCGAATGGTGCAGAGTCACGGAAGCGTATGACTACAAGGCGCTTTCTGTTTGGCTTAGTAAACCGGATAATGAAAGCTTTAAGAGAAATGCAACGTGCTGCATCCCTTCTGCTTCTTTTGATACTTGGGTTGCCAAGTGTGTCTGCCTGTGCCGGACTACCGGCGAAGACGTGCCTGCGTTCATCATCAAAAAGGCTGGTGAGTGCTGGTGACGAATTTTCGCAGGGCGCAAAGCCGCAAGCGCAGACTGAAGCTGGCGATGGCAGCTGGCGTGTCACGAAACGATGCCAACAAGGTGCTGTGGATGGAGAAATCTATCAACCAGTGCTTTGAACGCCACAATCGGGAAACCAGACTGAAAGAGGAGATGCAGCATGGAAGAAAAGTACTGTGAGCGCTGCGGTCTGTATCTTGGCGTTGTCAGACCGACAAGAAAGTACTGTTCAGAATGCAAGCGCAAGGTTGACAAAGAGCGTAACAGGGAGCGCAAGAAGGCAGCGCGCAAAATCAAACAGAAAGGAAAAAAGAAGCTAGAAAAGACGTTTCCGTCTATCGGAGAAGTTCAAGCGCTTGCTGACAAGCTCGGCAAACACTACGGCGAAGTATCACGGATGCTTGCGTCAGGAGAGCTGACCTATGAACGGTAAGTACTACGGCAAACGAGAAATCAGATGGCACAGCCGGGAGAAAGAACGGCTGGAACGCATTCGAAGAAAGGATAAAGATGAAAATTTTCGTGGAAATCGCCCTGATCTGGGGCATCGTTCTGGCGTTGATTCTTGCAGCGTTCCTTTTGAACCTGTGGCTGGTACATCTTGTTGAGCTACTGGTCGGAGCAAAAGGTACATGGGGAATCATTGTGGCAGCCGCTGTAATGGCAACCGGATGGATTTTTAATTTTGGCAGCAAAAAGGAGAACCAATGAAAACTTTGAAAGGAACAGCATTGTCCATGATCGGTCTTGTCGTGGCAATTGCAGCAGTCGGGTGCGGTGACACGATTCAGGGCTGTCAGACCACCGCGCAGATGTTCGGCTGGGTGATTGTATCTTGCGGTCTGCTGGCAACGGCTATCGTTCTGTGTGCGCTGGCTGTTAGCGCCGAAGAGGAAGAACGCAGTGAACGCGAGCCCCGGAAAATCAAGCGTGTTGCCAACCACACGAACGAGTGGAGGGATGCTTGATGAAGTGCCCGATGTGCGGTAGTGACAACATTACAACGGTTGACAGCCGGTCTGACCACGACAGTATCGTTCGCAGAAAAAAGTGTCTTGTCTGTAACCATCGGTGGTCTACCATCGAGATTGACAAAGACCAGTGGTACAGCGCACTGCAAATCAAAGAGGAGCGCAAGAGAGGGAGACCAAAAGATGATTAACCTTGACAGATTCGGTGGCGTGACAGAGCCGGAGGACGGCGTGTACTTTATGACCAACGAGCAGATGACAGAAGCCAAAAAAGCTGACCGGCTGGCAGCGATTGAGGACTTGCAGTCTGAGATTGAGGACAGAGAAGCGGAGCTGAAAGACCTCCGTGCACAGTTGGCAGAACTGATGGCTGGTTGATTTTGTACAGCCGTATTAAGCCAAAGTAAGAACAATGAAGCCTAATAAAGCCGAAGAAAGGAAAGAAAAATGGCAGTATTAGTAATGGTCTATGGTCATTCCGGCAGCGGAAAATCCGCTTCGCTTCGGAACTTTGACCCGGAACAGGTAGCGGTTATCAACGTGCTTGGCAAGCCGCTGCCGTTCCGAAGCAGCATGAAAACGTACATTACCAATGATTACGGCAAGATTGATGTCGCAATCCACAGCACCAAGCGTAAGTCCATCGTCATTGATGATGCCACCTACCTTATGACCGGCGAGTTCATGCGGAACGCAAAGGTCGCCGGATACCAGAAGTTCACCGACATGGCAGCCAACTTCAACGCCCTGCTGATGCGGGCGAAGGAGCTGCCGGACGATGTGGTGGTCTACTTTTTCGGGCACAGCGAATGCGGAGAAAATGGTGGAGACAAATTCAAAACTGTCGGAAAAATGTTGGACGAAAAGGTCTGCGTGGAAGGGTACTTCACCATCGTTCTGAAAACTGTTGTGCAGGATGGGCGATACCTGTTCAGCACTCGCAATGATGGGATGGACACCGTGAAAACCCCTTTGGGGATGTTCAACGATGCGCTGATCGAGAACGACCTCGCAGTCGTAGACAAGACCATCCGTGAGTATTACAACATCCCGGTTCAGCCGGATAACAAAGGAGAGTAACAGATGAAGAACATCAACTGGAATGACGTACAGGAAGCTACCGAGCGCCGTGACTTGCCTGTTGGCGGCTATGTTGCCGGTATCTGCAAGGCAACGGACGAATCCGCAAAGGAGCGTCTGAACATCGAGTGGGAAGTCGCAGAGGGCGAGTTCAAGGGATACTGGCGCGAGCAGACCGCTTCCCTTATCGAGCGTGGCAAGCTGAATCCGGGCGAGTGGGCATGGGGCGGCAAGACCATCAAGAGCTATAAGGAAAAGGCACTGCCGTTCTTCAAGGGCTTTATCACCGCTGTGGAGCAGTCCAATCCCGGTTATAAGTTCAATAACGATGAAAAGACCCTGCGTGGCAAGCTGGTCGGTGTGGTTCTCCGTGAGGAAGAATACATGGGTAACGATGGGAACATCAAGACGAAGCTTGTCGTTGACCGTTTCACCAGTGTTGACAAGATTCGTTCCGGTGACTATGAGGTCAGACCGAAGAAAACGCTGGCTGGTGGGTCTGGTTCTTCGCCTGATACCGGCGACTTTGCCGTAATTCAGGACAGTGAAGATTTGCCATTTTAAAATAACGCATCAACGTAAATTTCAGAAAGAGTGATAAGATGAGAAAAGAAATCGAAATCAATGTTAAGCACATGGTTTCACCTGATGCAACAAGTTGTGCATACGGAGAGGATGTTGATGGATATGTAATGGCTTGCCATTATCACGTCCGAAGAAACAGAACACACGGAAGAAAGGCTCCTATGGAATTTGACCTTCCTAAATGTCTTTTGTTTGAGTGCTGGCTTGATAAGCCGTTTCATAAATGCGAAGCCTGTAAACAAGCTTGCAAAGACAAAACGGACTGATCGCCTACCTTATATAAGAGCTGCGCTATCTGGCTGGACGGGCGTTTGGAAAGATGAAACACTTGGGCGACATCACAAAGATTCACGGCGACAAGATAGAGCCGGTGGATTGCATTACGTTCGGCAGTCCTTGCCAGGGCTTGTCTATGGCGGGGAAAAGGCTTGGATTTGACGACAACCGTTCCGTGCTGTTTTTGGATGCCGCAAGAATCATTAAGGAAATGAGGACAGCCACCAATGGAATGTATCCAACTTTCGCTGTTTGGGAAAACGTGCCCGGAGCATTCAGTTCCAACGGAGGAGAAGATTTCAGAGCCGTGCTGGAAGAACTTGCCAGCGTGGAACAACCAGATGCTTCAATTCCTCGACCTTCGGGTAGGGGGGGCAGATGGAGCAAATCCGGAGCAATCGCCGGAAACGGATGGTCTTTGGCATGGAGACAGCTTGACGCTCAATATTGGGGAGTCCCCCAACGCCGTAAAAGAATCGCTCTTGTCGCAGATTTTGGAGGACAACGTGCCTCAGAAATTCTATTTGAGCGCACGAGCATGTCAGGGAATTCTTGTGAGAGCATCCCGGCGTGGAAAACCTTTGCCCGAACTCCTGAAGCAAGCGTTGCTGGATATGATCGAATGGTGGAATCCAGGAACTCTGTCACAGGTGGTGCAGAAAGTGAAGGAACAAGAAGGTCTGGAAGAGAAGGAATTGGACGAGTATTGGAGTCAGACCATCGAGAGACTTCGACTCGATGCACAGAACCTGCAGCCTACACCCTGAAAATCCGTAGTGGATGCGCCGGTGGTGGTAAAGGTGCTCTGGTACAAACCGAAAAAAGCGCAACGCTTTCAACACTCCAAGACCAGACATTGTTTCAGCCTGTTGTTTATGATGCTCGCGGAAACGGCGATGGCAAAATAGTGCCAACAATTACGGGCGACCACGAAAACAGAATCACAGACTACACGGCCATTGCAATCGAACGCGAAACCTTTAATGAACAGTCTTTCAGTCACTACAAAGAAAGCGACAAATGCTCAACCTTGAAAGCAAAAGCCGGGAACATCGGCAATGGCAGCGAGTGTCTGATTGCAGAAAAAGCTATCCGTTGGATTGTTCGCCGTCTGACACCTGTTGAATGCGAACGGCTACAAGGCTACCCGGACGGATGGACGGACATTGGAGAATGGACGGACAGCAAAGGCAAGAAGCATAAGTATGCTGACAGCCCACGTTACAAGGCACTCGGAAACAGCATTGCTCTACCGCAATGGTTCTGGATTGCACAGAAGATGAAGCCCTATTTAAGTACAAATGCCACGCTAGGAAGCCTGTTCGACGGTATAGGCGGCTTCCCACTTGTCTGGCAAAAGACCTATGGAAACGGTACGGCACGATGGGCTTCCGAAATCGAAGAGTTTCCCATTGCCGTTACAAAAAGGAGATTCGGCGAAGAATGATTACCTGTTGTCTCAACTGCAAATTACGCTGCACAGCTTGCCACGACACTTGCGAGAAGTACAAGGCAGAGAAGAAAGACCTCGAGGAGCGCAAAGCATTCGTGTATGAGCTGAACCACAGCCAGAGCGTGTACCACCGTGACTATGAGGACAAGCACCGGGAGCGTGGTAAGAAGCGGTATCTCGGAAGCGAATTTAGAGGTGAGAGAGAATGAGCAGGCTTGTTGACATCGAACCGCTGGAAAAGTACCTAACTAGGCTTATCAATCTGGCAAAGCGAGATGAAGTTGGCATTCGGTTTCCGTCTGCTGATGCGTGGAAAAGCGAGCTTGAACATCTGAAAGAACTACCAACAGTGAATCTATCTCAAAGATGGATTAGCGTAAAAGATTCACAACCGCAAAAAGACGGAATCTACTTTGCCGTATACAAATTTTGGCGTTGGAACGATTGTGTTTCAACGAGGGAGTTTAAGGATGGAAAGTGGACAGAAGAAAATAACCGTGGAAAGGTTAGGCTCTGGATGCCGATTCCAAAAATTACGAACGATGATGAGGAGTAAAGAATAAATGGGAGCGTTTATTGCAAGGCAGCCTAATGGCTTGCTGTGTCGGTTTTCTTCGGTTGTTGATTGCATTACCGACTACAACATGACGGAAGATGATTACATCGAACTGTGTGCTAAAAAGGCACGAGAAGAAGCGAGAGATGTCCTTGACCATTATGTTGAGCCGTTTGAAATTGTTGACAGGTGTTTCTTTCCAAACAACATGACTACTGAAGAACACAAACGGATTATGAAGGAAATGGAAAAGCCTGCTGACAAAGCAACTCATATTCCATGAATTTAGAAGTGAACGAAGATGAATAAAAGAAAGTACAAGCCGGGCTGTTACATCGTTTCGCTTGATGATTTGATGAAGCAGGAGTTTGTTTACTGCGCCGGAAAACTTGTTCACAAAGGCTGGTTTGGTAGTTGGCAACTGCGATATGCAAATAGCGAACTTTCTCGGCTGCGTATTAGAGAAGCCAAAAAAATCGAGGATAACGCATGAACACCGGCAAGCAATTTGAAGCAGATTTCAAAGCGTCCGTTCCATCCGATGCGTGGTGCTACCGTCTGAAAGACAGTGCTGCAACCTACTACGGCGGCAACGAAAACCTATCCTTTTCCATCGACAACATCTGCGACTTCCTTGTGTACCGATACCCGATGAACCACCTGTTTGAGCTGAAAACAATCGAAACGCCCTCTATCCCTCTGGAAAAGGTGTTCGGCAAGTACGACAAGGCAAAGTGCAAATACCGCAAGGAAAAGCACATCACTGACATGGTGGAAGCAATGGGGTACAGCGGTCAGACCGCCCATGTGATAGTCAATTACAGGGCGGTCAACCGCACCTTTGCAATCCCTGCTAGCAAGGTTCTGGCGTTCCGCTACAACGAGAGCCGCAAGAGCATCCCTTGGCAGTGGGCAGAGCAAGAGGGGATAGAGGTCGAAGCAAAAAGGCTGCGTGTCCATTGGCGGTATGACGTGGATGGGCTGCTGAAGAGATTGGAGAAAGAGCATGGCAATGGTATGCAATAGGTGTGGCGAAACGTTTACGCTTGAAGAATGGAACAAAATGAATAGGAAAATTGAAGTTCGGCCAATAATTAACGGGGAAGAAGGGTGGGACATTCTTCTTTGTCCCTCTTGCATGGCAAAGCTGAACGACTGGCTAACACCTAATGAACAGAAGCCCGACACTGGAAACAAAAACGAGTGGAACAGCATGAATGTTCAACCGCAATGCGGTGAAGCTGTCGAAATAAAGTTTGAAAACGGCGACCTTGACCTTGCATATCGCAAGTACGCAGACAAGCGTTGGTTTCAAAGTAGTGGAGAATGGGTTGCAAGCGATTCCAAAATCGTTGCATGGCGGTACATCGACTGAAAGGAGAACAGGAGTGAGTAAGAAAATTTCAGACATTTTGCCCAAGACCGAAATCTTGGCGCAGTTGGCAGAAGAAGCATCCGAACTGGCACAGGCAGCGTTGAAACCGCGCCGGGCGCTGGATGGCACGAACCCGACACCGAAGAGCATTGCGGAATGCGAAGCGAATTTGCACGAAGAATGGGCAGACGTTAACGTTGCCTTTGACCAGCTTTGGGATGATAAAGGCGTGTTCCAACTCGTGGAGCTTGACGAAGAATACCAAATTGCCATCACAAAAAAGCTCGACCGCTGGCTATCTCGCCTTGAAGCAAAGGAGCGGTCGGATGAATAAATTCGGGAACTGCCCTCTGTGCGGTAAACTGGAATGGACGTTTTTCACTGGTGGATGGAAGACGACAACATCAGCGGTCAGTTGAGCATGGACGATTTGATGGAGGATAACAATGTTTGAATTTGTAACCCGCTGGCTGGTCTGCTTAGTCCTGCTGGCGGTAGTGGTTCAGTCTGAACGGACAATCAAGGACATGGTAGACAACCTGTTTGAAAAACAGCAAGCAATGCTCGTATGGGCGTTCATCAACGTGTGTCTGGTTGTTTGTACGGCTGTTGTGATGGGGTGGAAATGATGATTCAGGAAATTAACATGGTAGGGCGTGAAAGACTAGCTTTTCTGTATGGTCTTTATAGCGGCTGTGCGAAATCCGAAACTGAGCTTAACGCCAAAGGCATTTATCAGAAAATTGCTTCCGAGTTAGCTTGGTGTTTGGGACTCAACGATAACGAAAGCAAATGTTATGAAATGAACGGGGAATAACCAATGGATAATGAACTTTACTGTCCGATGAAGATGACCAGCAATCCGCTTGGTCGGTGCGTATGCGAGAAAGAAAAGTGCGCTTGGTGGCGGCAGTTGGACAACTGCTGTTCTATCTGGTGGATTGCAACCGAGCTGGATAAAATCGAAACGAAAATGAAGAGGTGATAACTCTTGGCAACACCCCCGAAGCGTGGTCGTGGCAGACCGCCGCTGACCGAAGCTGAAAAGAAAAAGCGTGAGAAGCGGGCGCAAAAGGCAAAAGAGCAAGCCGCTGCGAAGCGTGAGAAAGAGCGAGAGAAGAAGAAGCAACAGATGCTTAACAAGCGGAAATCTATCCGCTCACAGGTGAGTAAAAAAGTGAAAGAACAACAGGAGTTGGCTATCGAGAAGCTGAAGATGATGAACACAGGAGATTTGCAGTCAAGAATTGGTGATGAAGAGGACAAGAAAGTTGTCGGCATGATTGCGGCCAAATATTTTGGCGACCTTCCGAGCGTGGACATGAACAACCCGATTGAAGTGCAGCAACGTCTTGACTTCTTTTTTGACGCTTGCATCGAAGCCAGAATCTCCCCTGTGGTGGAATGGATTGCACTGGTGTTGGGCATCGAATGGCCTAGCCTGAGACAGATTATGACAGGCAAACGCCGTGACGACAGCTTGCAGCAGAAGTACATCTTGAAGCTAATTCTGCAAATGCAGTCCATGTGGGCGTACAACGGTATGTACGGTCAGGAGAACCCGGCAGAATGGATTTTCCGAGCCAAGAACTACTTTGGTATGCGTGACAACGTGGAAGTCACCGTTGCGCCGCCTGAGCAGCCGTTGGGCGATGCCCAAAGCGCAGAGCAGTTGGCCCAGAAGTACCAGACGGCTTTGCCGAAGGGGATTGACGTGGAGTACAGAGAGGTAGCGGAAAATGAAACAACGGTTGGTTGATTTCTCCGACCCGATTCTGTCAGCGGCGCTGTTTATCTTGCTGAAAGACCGTACGACCGGCAAAAACATCATCTGGGCGACAGAGCCACCGCCTGAACTGGGTGCGGGCTTTGCGGATGAAATCACGTTAGAACAAATCAAGAAATGCCCGCCAGTGCCACGAGTTCTCAAGCGTCTGGATGAGCAGAAGAAGAGAACCAAAGCAAAAGCAGAGGTTTTCACTTCTTCTTATGTCTGCGAAAAGATGATAGACATGGGCGAAGAAAACGGTGCGATGCCCGATATGAAGAAAGAGCCTATCAAGTACATCCATTCGACAGTCCTTGAAATCACCTGCGGAGAAGCACCATTCCTTGTGAACCGATACGACACGGTAACAGGCAAAAAAATTCCAGTACCAAGGCGGAAAGGACTGTTTGACCGCAAACTGAAATGTGTAAACAACTGGTTTGATTGGAATGTCTGGACATGGCACGATGTGGCAGAGGACGCAGCGACGACTACATACGGCTATGAGTGGCAGGGTGACAGTCTGTTGCTTGCAAGAGCAAATATGCTCCTGACATGGCGAGAGAACTTTAAGTGGCTGTTCGGCATAGAGCCTGACGCTGGGAAGGTTCGCAACATGGCCGCTATCATCTCATGGAACATCTGGCAGATGGACGGGCTGAAAAAGACCGTACCCGGCACGGACATTCCGTGCAAAATCAAAGACTGGAAAGCAGACAAAGAAGTCCTGTTTAAGGACGTAGGGGAGGATGAATAATGCAGACTGACAGAGGAATCTACCACAAGCGAGTATGCGACCGCTGCGGAGCGGTTCTGGGCTGTAGGATGATGAACCCTGACGAATACTTCAAGGACTGGGCATGGCGCAGGGACACAGGAGACCTATGCCCGGAGTGCTATGAAGAATATAAACGAGTGATCGGGCGGTTCAATGCCAACAGAAGGAGAAATAGAGGGCAGATATAATGAAAAAGTGTGCTCTTTACAGATGCAAACAGTGCTTTGCGACTATGACGGACGAAGGCGATGTCAGAATCGACAAAGACATTGTTGATTGGATGTTTGAAAACGAAATGGAAGAAAGTAAAATTGGGTTTATCGAAAAATTCAAAATAAGCGATAAAGTCCTCATTCATCGTTGCGCCAACAACACTGTTGGTTTATGTGAGTTTATCGGATGGAAGGAGATAGAGAAATGAACTTCTACTGTACCACCGAACATTGCTCTTGCATGGGCATCAAGCGGTTCTTTGCTGGTAAGGCTATCCGATGCACAGCAGAATCCTGCAAGAACAAATCTGAGCCGTCCTGTGGCTCTTGCAAATGGTACGCAGAACCGGAGGGCGTGTGCGTGAACGACCAGTCAGAACACGTTGCAGACTTCGTGTGGGATGAACGTGGATGCAAAGAATGGGAGAAAAGGGAAAATGGGCAATATCATAGACGGGATGATAGTGGTTTTAGCATCTTTCATGGTCGGAACGATTGTATGCGGAATGGTGTTTCTTGTTGAGAACATTATTATATGGAATGGCTTTTTGCGAGAAATTTCCGGTGAAAAGCAAAAGATTCTCGCAGATGCGGTTCTCCATATCATCATTTTTTTGATTGGTTTTGGGTTCTTGTATGCAATGTACAAGGCAGGGGTATAAAAATGACAGCAGGAGAAAAAATCAGGAAGCGTAGGCTTGAACTTGGCATCAAGCAAAAAGACGTTGCGAGGATGATTGGAACAACCAATGCGTATGTCAGTGCCGTTGAAAAGCAAAAGCGTGGCGTAAAGAAGGAAACGCGGCTGGCAAAGTTTGCAGAAGCTCTTGAATGCAGTGTGGACGATTTGAGGTCAGATGCTCCCAAAGGTATGGTAGACCCCGCCAGTGATGACTTCGGAGCTGTCTGCAACTGCGCCGTCCGCTACTGCTTGGGCAGACGGTCATATATGCCTAGCCTTGTATGCAGATATATCATCTCGCTTCTGCCGGAGCTGACGGACAAGACGCTTGATTGCTTTGAGCGTGACATTGCAGAGCGAAAGCGGACTGGTTTTGACTTTGGCGATTCCTGCGACTATGAGACGTGGGATGCGTTCTACAAGGCGGTTTGTAAGGAGATTGAAGGGAGAAAAGAACAATGAAGAAAGCAATTTTATCTGTAGCATTGGCGGCATCTATCGCATTGTGCGGATGCACAGAAGCATCTCGTGTGAATCACAATATTTCGCAGCAGGCAAAGAATTTCAACGTCACTCGCAGATTGTCTGTTGTTAATGCAAGAACTGATACGCCGATGCTTGAAATAATCGGGAACATGGACATTTCCAATAACAGCAACAATGAACTTGTGGTGACTATTGAATTGCCCGATGGCACATACAAAAAGCATTACGTCTATCTTAACGAGTACACAATGTACATTGTGGAGGATTTGAGCGGTTCTGACGTGGACAAGTATCATTACGAAATCAACATCTTGCCGCAGCAGTTACAAAACTTCGTTCTCACCTACAATCCGTAAGCGGGGTATCGGATAATGGCTAACACACTTTGGCATCCAGCAAGCGAGCCGCCACGAGAGCGGACGCAGCCTTTGTTGCTTGCGACTAAGACAACGTGGCGTGATAAAGATGGAAAAATGTTGCGAGGAATCTCGCCAACAGCGTACTTTCTCGGCTGTTACGCAGACGGTCAGTTCTGGGACGAGATAGGCGAGAGACTGCCGGAAGGTGTGACAGTGACGGATTGGATGGCGTTCCCGATGGTATAGGAGAACACTATGAGCGAAAGCAAAGTTGTTTGGCACTCCATTAAAAAAGAAGGACTTCCACCTAGCGATTGCGATGCGGTGCTTGTCTCTATGCAAACCCTTATTGGAGACAAGCCAGAAGTGTTTGAGGCGGTTTGGAATGGTCGATGCTGGACTGACACCTACGAAGGATACTACAATTTCGAGAAAAGCGAATTTGGCGAAAAGTACGCACAAGTGACGCACTGGGCGTATATGCCAGAGCCACCAAAGGAGGCCTAAGTATGACGAACAAAAAGTTTGGCATCATCATTATGGACTTGAGCCTTTTCGACTTCGGGCCGAAGCCGCCTTGCGGGTACATCAAGGCAAAACATATCCGCCCAGTATACGGCAAAGGCACAAGGCCTATCAAGGCGCATAAGCGAATCACGAGAACGAGAGAGGGATTTAGAAAGTGACAGAACTCAAGAGATGCCCGTTCTGCGGTGCGGAACCGCCGACTGTAAAAGTGATTCATCCACTTAACGTTGACATGGCTAGTTGGGTAGTCTGCGGAAAATGCGGGGTGAGTACTTCTGCAACATTTGGCAAGGAAAAAGCTGTCGAAGCATGGAACAAACGCTACAAAGAGGATTGAATATGGAGCAGGAACGCAAGCCGAGAACATCAATGATTCTTCTGCTGGAACACGTCCATGCGATGAACGAGCTGACAGACGAGGAATTTGGAGCATTCGTCCGCAACTACGCACACTACGTTGAGACTGGACTTGAGCCAGCATACGACAACGACCGTGCTATGCGGATGCTCTGGAAAGTTGTTAAGGCGTTCGATGATATGAATGCACAGAAAAGACAGGAGCGAATCAAGAAAAACAGACGGAGTGCAAATAAGCGTTGGAACGACGAAAAATGCAAATGCATACAAACGCATACCAATGATGCAAACGCATGCACTGGTATGAAAAATATGCAAATGGATGCGAACGATGCCTTATCTGTATCTGATTCTGTATCTGAATCTGATAAAAAAGAAAAATGTGAAAAGAAAAATACCAACGAAGTCAAACGCTTCAAGGCACCGACTATCGAGCAAGCCAAATCCTACTTTTCCGAAAAGGGATACGGCGGACTGGAAGCAGAGCGGTTTGTTGACCACTTCACGGCAAATGGCTGGAAAGTCGGCAAGTCGCCTATGAAAGACTGGAAAGCTGCTGCACGGAACTGGATGCGCAACGTGAAGGACTGGAACGGTGGCTATCAGCAAACTATGGCTGAATTGCCTGACGAGGGAGACTTTCTGCGGTGAATATTGAAAATCAAACCCAATACATCCTGCTGGGAGCAGTCCTCACGTTCTCGGAATACGCCGATGTGCTACAAGACCTTAAAATCGACGATTTTTGCCCAGAACTGCGTGATACATTCGCTGCCATTCGTGGTTATTGGGAACACAACGACAAATGGAACCCGGTAGAAGTCATGGGGCGGTACGATAACTGCAAGAAAGCAATGGGTGAATGCCTAGATGCCTTTGGCGCAGAGTTCATCCGCAATGTCACCCATGACATGATGCTTGGATGGGCTGGAATCGTCAAGGAACAGGCAGCGTTATCCAGAGCCAGAGAGATTGCGTTCAAAATCGTTGATGGCTCGACAAGGTATGCAGACCTGACAGGCATCTATGAGCAGCTAGGCGAAGCCATCAACCTGCACAACGAGAGAAGCGATTTCATTCCGATGTGCGATGGCATAGACAATTACATCCGCAAGCTGGATGATAAGCCGGAGTATATCAGCACAGGGCTCAGAGTGCTGGATAACAACTTGCATCTTGTGCCGGGAAACTTCGTTGTGATCGGCGGAAGACCGTCTGCTGGTAAGACCGCTCTGTCTCTGCAACTTGCCTGTGAAATAGCCAAGAACGGACGCAAGGTGGCGTATTTCAGCCTAGAGACAGACCCGGATACACTCTATGCTCGTATCATAGCAAACCAGCTAGGCGTACCGTTGCATACGGTCAAAAACAAGACCGTCAGCATTAACGAACTTGACCGACTAGCAGCCATCAAGAAATATCCGCTGTTCGTTCGCTCCGCTGCTGGTAAGAGCGTTGGATGGATTAGAACGCAGTCCATCAGGATGCAAGCAAAAGTGGTGTTCATCGACTATTTGCAGCTTATTCATCAAGCCGGAGCGAAAGACCGATACAGTGCCGTCACAGAAATCAGCATGGCACTGCATGAGTTCGCACAGTCCACAGGAACGCTTGTGGTAGCTCTTGCGCAGCTCAATCGAGAAACCGCAAGAGCGGGTATCCCACCGACTGCCGCAGACCTGCGAGAGAGCGGACAGATCGAGCAGGACGCAGATGCAATTATCCTGCTGGCACAGAACGTGACCACGAAAAAACGACCAGAGCAGCATTATCACTTTGCGCTTGAGAAGAACAAAGAGGGCAACGTGGGGTCACTGGACATTACGTTCCAGATGGAAACACAGCAGTTCAAAGAATGCGTGTGGATGTAACGAGAGGAGAATAAACATGAAATATCGCAAGAAACCAGTTGTTATCGAGGCATTCAAGCTCAATGCACGAGGTCTCGTTGGAGAAGATTGGTTCTGGGATGCAGTAAGTAGCAATGATATTATTACGCATGACTTCGGAAAGTTTCACAATGACCCTGCGTGGTGCGAGATTAAAACGCTTGAAGGGACTATGATTGCGAGGACTGGCGATTATATCATTCGTGGTGTAAATGGCGAAATCTACCCGTGTAAACCTGACATTTTCGAGAAAACATACGAAGCGATTGAGTGATAGTAGCCTAGCATCGCTTCTTCGCTCGTATCGTCACAGTAGAATAGGCAAGAAAAACAGATAACAGGGTTTAGGCGATAAAGTTACCGTCTGAACCCCATAAATATTTTTCACTACACAAAATACAGGAGAAAAACAACTATGGCACTCACCAACATCGAACGTGAGACTATCATCAACTTCAACGCAGCGGAAGATACCGCAGAAATCTACACGGCAGACCCGGTTTACATTCGCAAGCTGGACAAGCTCTGTGAGCAGTTCCCAGACACATACAAGTTTATGGCGGATCTGTCTGCCAAGCTGTGCAAGGAATCCAAGACCTATTCGATGCCGAAACGTCTTGTGAAGTTCCGGTCACCTGTCACTCGTAAGATCAGCGAAGAGCAGCGTGAAGCACTGGCAGAGCGTTTGCGTAAGGCAAGAGAAGCCAAGAATATCTAATCTTAGCTCGTGCGGCTACAAAACTACTGTATTAGAAAGCATGGAATGGTATCAGGTGGTAAAACTACCCTCTGCGACTATTCCGTGCTTTTTTCTCTTGTTATTTATCGGGAGAAAATGGCAAGGTCTTATTTTGAGTAGGAGCCGTCTTGATCGAGTGGCGTTTGAGCTGATATGGCTACGACTATTAACGTGATGCGTTTGCATGCGAATGGATGCACATGATGCGTTTGCATCCAATCTTCCCCCCTTTCTTCCCCCTCTTTCCCCTACAACCCCTATTACCCCTTATAATCCCCCTAACTCCCCCCCTCAAACAAATAAATTGTTTGAGGCCCCCACGCCAAAATGGTGCAACAACTGCGACAACTGAAAATGACAACTAAATGCTTTTTGCAAAGGTTCTTCCCCCCTACAACCCTCTATCTCCAAAGCCACACCCTTAGCCAGCAGAGCAGACCGTAGGCAAGAACTGGCGTGAGATTCGGACTGGTGGATGGTCTACGACTATTTCAGACATGGAGAATTGACTTCATTTTGTGGTCGGTTGAATATGTAGAAATGTTGCATAGCTGTATGAGCGGTTGATTACAGATTAAAAGCGACTGACCAGTCGGATAGTCTTATTGGATAGTTAAAAGCATTGAGGTATTTGCCGAATGAATAATCCTAGTTGATTGGTATGATATGATTGTGGCTGTCGGTAATTAAATCAGAGGAGAACGAACCGAATTGGATGATACGACTATTTTAGCAGAATAATAGTTAAAAAAATTGAGTAATTGTCTGCGACTATTATAATAAGTACGATTGTTAAAGATTTTGAGGTAATGCGATTGGGATTAAAATTGACAGGTGTCTTGACATCTATTGATTTTGGGGGTGTCGGACGACTTAGCGACTATCGCACCTCCCTTCTCCTAAAAGGCAAACGACTATTTCACACAAAAAATACACGACTATTTGACGATGATTCTCAAGAAAATGCTACGACTATTACTCTGCGACTATCACCGAACAGCTCGTTGTTATACTATATATAGGACTTTCAAACGGCGGTCGTCTGACGACTTTACGACTATTCCACGACTATCCGCCGGGAGAAACTACGACTATTAGCTACGACTATCTCAGCCGGAACGCTGCGACTATTGCTGACCTCTATTGGTTATCGGGCGAAAGCCCGAAAAGAGATGCGGCGATAGCCGCCAGTTGTTCCGCGCCGCCCGTGCCAGGAAGAAAACATAATACCGGACGTGTGCCGGGCTAATGCCTGGCTAATCCGGCGCCAGGGATTTAGCCAGGCGTGGGAAGTATCGAGACCGCCGCCGGGCTGACCCGGTACAGGTGGAGGCGCTGACCCCTCAGCAGGTGCGCCGGGTGCAGCACTTGCCAGCGATCCGCACACGGTAGGAGCTGACCCCGCCGGGCTGGCATGGTTTGCGGTATGCTGCACCCTTATATACCTTATTATAACCTGTATAGCGTCCGGCGCGGCGTCTGGTATCTGGTATGCGCTGGAGGTGCTGCAGCGCTGTGATGTGCTCCAGCACGGCGCAGGCGGCGTTATATCCGCTTTTGCCGGTCTGGTATTATATGCGGTGGAATGGGTCAAATTGCCGGAAACGCACCTGTAAAGCCCTGTGCGCTGTTTTGCGGTGTTGGTGGTATAACTGCATTAACTGAACAAAACGCGCTGTAAACGCTTGTATGCGGCTGTATTGTAGCCTGATAAAAATAAAAGCCCTGCACCGTGTCGATACAAGGCAAAAGAAAAGCCCCGCCAGCGTGGGCGGGGTTGAGAATTATGCATTTTGATAAAGTAAAGTAATTTCTTTGATTTTGAAATTTTTGTCGGTGCAGTGCTCAAAAAGAAGATGCGATTCTAAAAAATGTTGTGCTTCTTCTTTTGTGTGCCCGTTCTGAACAAAATTTTCCTCATTTTCACCGGGAAAGCCTTCGCTTTCTACGAAACCAGACCACACAACGCGGAAGGTGTAAACGTGGTCAATCGTAGGATCTGCGAAATATTTTTCATTATAAGTGGTGTTATTTTCGTCCTCAGTGAAGAAACCAAAATTGTTCAGCGTCCTTTTCACGTCGTTATAATCAATTAAAACTCTTTTAATTTTTTTCTTTACGATTTCTTTTTGCTCTGGCGTGCCATTTTTGATCAAATATTCATACCTGTGATTAAGTTTGTCCTCAAGATATTGGAAAGCCTCTTCCAAGCGGTCAATTTCAAATCTTGTCATTTTGCCATCTTCTTTCCGAGCTTTTGCCCTTTTTTACAGTATATCATATCGCAGGCCCCAAAAACAGGACTTGCAAAAATATTTTTGCCCTTTTGGGCTGGGGCGGGGTTGCTTTACGGTGCAGCCCCGCTAAAGTGTCCGATCTGGTCATTTACTGGCCTTGAAAAGTGCAGAGAAAAACCAGAAGAAAAACAGAAGTGCGGATAGTATCACAGCTTGCACCCCCTTATACCACGCTAAAACGCTTGTAGGTGGTTTTGCTGCTGCATTCGGCATACACATCAGGGTGCAGCGTCTTCAAAAGCTTGCTATCTAGCCGTACGCTTTGCACATCCTTGTAAATGGCTTTTGCTGTACCCTGCGCCATCTCAGGCGCGCCCTGCATCATGCAGATAATATCTGCTTTAATGCTTTCGTTCATTGCTTCCAGCTCTTCCAAAAGCCGCTTATTTTCGCGATATTCGTTTACCTTTTCTTCAAATTCAGTCATTGTTTTATCCTCCTTATTAGCTGTTAAGAAATACGATCATAACCAGTGCGCCGGAGATCATGCCGCCAACGTACCAGAGGGCGGCCCACTGGGAAAAGTCAAGAGTAATCATTGTTTTGCCCTCCTGTTACCCTGTTATTCTATTGCTAAGTGCTTCATAGTCGAACGTGTCGCCGTTTTCAGCGATAAAGGTATATACATGATAATCTTTTGTGTACTGCTTTGTTTTTACTTCAACAAGGCTGTCAAGGATGCCTTTTTCACGGTATCCGCCAAGTTTATAAATTGCTGGCAGACTGTCGGCGATGCTTTCATTTGACAGCAGCACAATTTTGGTATATTGCTTTATGCTAATATCGTTTACGGCCTTCAAAATATCGGCTTTTGTGAAAAGATATGCTTTTTTGTCGTGCATTTCTTTTTCAAGCTTGCAATTTCTCCATGATGTTTTATAGCCGTTTTCTTGCGTTTCAAACTCTGTGCTAATATGCAGTGCATTTTTTATTACTTCGTATTTGGGGCGCTTCAAGGGCTTTCCGGTTTTCGGTGATGTATACAGCATTTCTTTTCTGTCATAGCCACCAAACTCCAAAATATAAGAACGTCCGTCTTTTGCTGCAATTCGGTGCTTGTATACTCCCACTCGGTAGTTACCAACGTCGGACAGATTGTTGCTAGGCTCATTTGCAAAAAAGTAGCAGCCGCGGCACTCAAGGTAAAGAATGTTGTTTGTGGTTTTCATGGTTTTTATCCTCCTGTTTTGTAACGGTATTGTGGTTGATTTTGTTTCCATGTTTCCATGTTTTCGTGTTCTGATTATATTATACATGAATCCATGGAAAAGTCAAGTTGCACAGGCAACACTTATACACGTTTGCGTGGAAAATATTTTGTATCCGAAAAAGTGTAGTTTGCCGGACACACTCCACGCTCTTCAACGTCCCGCACCGTTACGATCTGCCCTGCGTGGCCTGTCTGGTATCGAGTGCAGACCGGTGCAGCGTGTCCAGCGTTTGGGCGGCGGTATGCCCTGGTACTTGTCTGCCCTGGTTCTGGCACGGCCTGCCCTGCTGCCTGTGATGTGCAGGCCGTCCGGGTGCGCTGGGGCGCTGGGGTCTCCACCGGCGGGGTATATAGCCGCCACCCAGCCCCGCCCGGTGAGTAGCGCGAAAAATCTCCAAAATAAAAAAGGCGTTTTTACTTCCTGCCCACCCCCTCTTTTCTGCACAAAACACCCCCACCCACTATTGTCAATCTCAAAAATTCCGCGCAAAAACAAAAAGACCCCTACAAAGGGTCTGTGTTCTGTGCTATACTTGCCTTACAAGCCTTGAAAGGGAGGAATCTACAATGGCTAAAAATAAAATGACAACATGTAAGCACTGTGGCGCAGAGATTGCCGCAAGTGCAAAGGTCTGCCCTCAGTGTGGCGGTAAAAACAAGCCGCCCATCTACAAGCGCTGGTGGTTCATCGCAATTATCGTTCTGATTGTTCTGTCTGCCATTGGCGGCTCTGGTAGTAGCTCTGACAGCTCTGCAAGCAGCAGTAAGGCAACGAAGGCAAGTGCATCGACCGCTTCTTCCGTTGCATCTGTTGTACCTGAAATCAGCGAGGACGATTACAAAGCAGAGTGCCAGACTGTGGACTATAAGGAGCTGTGCCGCTATCCCGAAAAGTATGAGGACACCAAGATTGTAGTCAAGGTAAAGGTCTCGCAGATTATTGATGCAAACTTCTCCGGCAGCGAAAAAGCATGGAGAACCTACACCGACAACAGCGGATACGGATTCTATGCCGATGACGAGTATTATATGCTGGATAAGCGTGGCGGCGATGCTGTGAAGATTCTGGAAGATGATATTATCACCGTCTATGGTGAGTTCACCGGGCTTGAAAAAATCACCAGAGCATTGACCAGCACCACCGATGAACTGCCCCGCATTGAAGTCAAGTACGCAGACCTCGTAGAGGAATAATCGTATAACATAAAAAGCCAGCGGCTAGATGCTCTCTAACCACTGGCTTTTCTATTTTCGCTTTCTAAATTTTTAGAAAGCGTTACTTATCCGTTTTTGCGGATGCTTGCATAGAGCAGACGGAACGTCTCACGGCCTTTCGGCGTTACTCTGGTCTGCAAACCGCCATGCTTATTCTTCCGATTGAGAAATTCCTTAACGACAAACAGTTCGTCACCTTTGCCAGCTTTCGGCAGGAGATTTCTGTTTTTGTCACGGTAAATGTAACCATCTTCAATAAGCGATTGGATGAACTTGCGTTCAGGAATACGCAGTTCCTTTGCCGTTCCACGGAAACAAACAGCCAAGTTCCATGCCACAAGGTCATCGAAGTAGTCCGCCTTAGGCTGCATCTCTTCGTTCTTCTCGTAGAGCTGCTTGTTCTGCATCTGCAATGCTGCACTCTTTTCCTTCTCGGCCTTCATGTTTTGAATCAGCCCGATCACAAAGTCCGGGTTGGCAATAGCCGTCTCCAACAGGTTGTCGGTCATGTACATCCCATGCTTGCGAATGGACGGCAAGACCTCGTGAGTGACCCAGTGCTTGAACCGCTGTGCGCTTTCCAGCTTGCTACTGAAAATCAGACTGTATAGGCCGGATTCGTTGATGATGGTCGGATGCTGTTCTCTACCCATGGGGTCGCAAAACGCTACCCCATCTCCCTGACGCTTATCTTGCTCGTCAACGTGCTTTGCAAGAGCGTCTTTCGTGTTGACGTACCCAAGTGCTGCGGCAATGTCCTTGCCAACAAACCAAGGGTCATCGTCAATGAGCATGACGCGGATTTCGCCAAACTCGGCGTTGTTGAAGATTTTGATGTTCTCAGACAAAGAAAGTTGCATTAAAAAGCTCCTTTTCACTTGTGAGAGAAGCAATTTTCTGCTATAATAACGGCGAGAGAATGCTTCTCTCAGGGTTTACATGATACGTTCGCTAAAGTTTGCAGACAGCAGCGGACGTATCATTTTTCGTTTTCATCGGGCATGGGGTACTTCTCAAGGTAGGCATCGCGGACGGCCTGTGACAGTGACACGCGGCACTTCTTGCAGTGCTCCACCAGCAACTCATACTGACGATCAGTAAAGCCAACGGCTACCTGATGGCGGTATGCTTCGATGTAGGGACTTCTTGCCATGTTTTCATCTCCTTTCTTTGAGGTGCATTAAGTGTAATTGCAAAATGTAGTAAAGTCAAGCGGAAATAGACCAACGAAACACAACATTTAGTGTTCGTTCATCTTGACAAACCACTTTCTACGTTTTGCACAAAACTCAGCCATTATTTTTGGTCACTCCAGCTTCGTACCCTGCCCGGTAATTCAGTTCGGACAGCTTGCCCAGAGCTTCTGCGTACTCCCTGTCCTCGCTGGTCGGCTCTTTGCCGTTGGCGAGAGTTTTCAGAAATTCTTCGGTTGTCGTGGGAAAGTTCATGTTTTTTGCTCCTAACTCTTGCGGAGAGCAGCCCTTTTTGGTATAATAGATTCCGAAAAGGGAGACTGCCCCCTTGGTGGTTGCAGGTTCTCGTTTCGTGATGTGGATAAGCTATCAGCGTTGCCGTCCAAAGTTCCGCTGGTAGCTTATTTTTTTATGCCTTGATGTTCTCAACGTAGGATGCCACCCACTCGATACCCATGCGGATAACATCGACCTTTGAGATGCCCAATGCCTTTGCGCTGCTCTCCATGCTCGCGATCTGGCTCTCAGTAAGCCGGGTGCTTATCATGCGCAGCTTATCACGTTCCGAGGTTTCTGCTCGTCTTGCCAAGCCTATCACCTCGCTTTCGCTGGAACAAGTATAAAGCGTGAAAATATTCTTGTCAATACCCAAAGTTTTATGGAAATAAAGTTTGGCAGAATTACTCCTTATTATAGAAAATTTTCTACACGATTGTGATTAACTAAGTAAACACCTTTATACTACTCTAGTATGTATTTATACATACTAGAGTATATTTATATAATATATAAAAATAAACGCTTGACATTTCCATGAAAACATGGTAACATGGATACAGAAAAAGAGCCGTTATAAGAAAGGGGAAATTAAAATGACTGTCACCGAAATCATTAAAGACATTATGATTAAGAGCCGCCCTCCTAAAACGATGGAAGTTCTTGCTAACGATATGGGTTACAAGTCTGCTTCTGGCGTTGGAGAACGTTTGAAGGGCAACAATATGTCTGTGAAAAAATTATGCGAATTTGCAGAAGCACTGGATTACGAAGTCATTCTTAGGCCGAAAACCACGAAGGAACTGGATGAATACTCTTATAAAATCAAAATTGACAAGTAACGGGTGATTGCAATGCGTTATTTCTTAGCGAGAGTGTCGAGCAAAGAGCAAAATCTTGCAAGACAGCTTAAAATCGCACGAGATCGGTTTGACATCCCGGACGAGAACGTATTTTGTGATAAAATGACAGGCAGCAGCTTTGACCGTCCGCAGTATAAACGATTGAAAGAGACTGTCAAGGCTGGGGATGAAGTCATCGTCAAGGAATTTGACCGATTCGGGCGTGACAAAGACGAAATGAAGCGAGAACTTCAATGGTTCAAAGAAAAAGGCGTGATTGTTCGCATTCTCGACATTCCGACCACGCTTATTGACTTCCAAGACCAGACGTGGGTGCTGGAAATGGTAAACAACATCCTTATTGAGGTTTTGGGCGCAGTAGCTGAACAGGAACGCAAAAAAACCAAGCAACGTCAGGCGGAGGGCATAGCTGCCATGCCTATTGTTGATGGCAAGAGAGTGTCGGCCAGAACAGGCCGTAGCTTCGGAAGACAGGAAAAGCAAGTTGACGAGCAGCAGTTTGAAAGCCTATTAAAACAACAGAAAAAAGGCGAAATCACTGTAAAAGAGTGCTGCAAGCAGCTTGGCATAGGGAAATCCACTTGGTATGAGCGTGTCGAAAGATACGCAAATAAAAATAGCGGCAGCCCAACCACAAGCCACCGCTAAGAGTACACCAACTTCATCAAAACAGGAAAAAGAATGGTGCAACCACAGTATACCATTTTTTTCTCCAACAGGCAAGAGAAAAGGAGAACAACATGGAAAAGCAAAAACCGTTTTATTGGGATTTTATCAAAAAAGATGCAGATTTGACATTTCGTTCGGTTTTCGATTTTGTAAACTGCAAAGATTTTACTTCCTTTATGCTGGAATGCCAATCTAAGAAATGCAATGTTTTGTTTTATGATGAAAACATATTTTTTGATTTCAAGAAAGAAGGCCCTTCCGAAACGTTTAAGCGGCAAATGAGAGTTGCTCTTCTTACATTTATTTTGGAAAGCATTCCCGCAATAGCAGAAGATTATCTTGCGTATTTTAAGAAATACGCTGGATGGAAGAGCGATAAAACGTTTACTCCTACCTTAATCGAAAAGAAGGAAAGACTTGACCGCGAAACGTGGCTTGATGAGCAAGCGAACATTATTTGACCCGCCAGACATGGTGTCGGATTGCTGAACAGAACAGGCGAAAGGAGCAAGAGCCTATGGATAAGTGGAACAACAGAAACTCGTATGACTGGCTTGCGGGGGCAGTCGTTGGACTGCTTACCGGGTTCTTCATTGTGGTTGTGGTTGCGAGGTGCGTCATGTGATATTTTCAGCTGACATTGTCCGCAACTAAAATAAAACCGAATATTCAATTTTTGTGCAGTTGTAGGCACTCTTTACATTTTCAGGTAGGGGGTGCCTATTTTTTTATGCAGTCAAAACAGTGTATCGCCATCATTGACAGCATCAAAGCGTATGCAAAGCAGAATCCGACCGAAGCACAGGTCTATGAGGACTGGTTTCAGGCGGTCGTGAACCTTAGAGATGCTCTGCCGCAAGACAAGCGGTTCGATACCTACAAATACTCTGGGGAGCTGCGCTCTGTCTGTGCAGCCATGATGGGCAAGATGAAAACAGGCGAGGACGTGGCAAAGGTCTATGATATTATCAGCCGAACGTACCTGTTTGAAGCAAAGGATGTATTTGACAGCTATTGCATCTACCTTGAATGGAACCGTGCGCCGGAAAAGAAGTTCTATCAGCCGAGAAGAAAAGTGCTTTTGACGTTGGTTCGTGACCTAGAGGACTTGTTTTTCCATCGTGTAGAATTTCTTGGGGTCAGCCAGCCCCCGAGAACTGGAAAAAGTACGCTCTGTATATTTTTTATCACATGGCTGATGGGCAACCGCCCTGACGTTGCATCGGTTATGAGCGGACATTCTGACAAGCTGACCAACGGCTTCTACGGCGAAGTGCTGTCTATCATCACTGACCCCGTGACTTATAATTGGGGGAAAATCTTCCCTGACGTTCAGCTTGTAGATAAGAGCGCAAAGGACGAAAGCGTTGACCTGAACCGTAAAAAGCGTTTTCCCACTTTGACTTGCCGCTCCATTGGCGGTACGCTGACAGGTGCTGTTGAAATCGGCGAGGGCGGCGTTCTGTACAGCGATGACTTGATTGAGGATTTGGAAGAAAGTCTGAACGTTGAGCGTCTGAACAACAAGTACGATGCCTACCTAAACCAGCTAAAAGACCGTAAAAAGCAAGGCGCATTGGAGCTGATGGTCGGCACACGCTGGAACGTGCTTGACCCTTTGGGGCGCATCCAGAACCAGTACGCAGACAATCCAAAGTACAGATTCCGGGTGATTCCCGCTGTGGATGAGAACGGACACAGCAATTTCAATTATGACTACGGCGTGGGATTTGACGATGCCTACTATGCAGACATGAAAGCCAGCATTGACGATGCAACATGGTGGGCAAAGTACATGGGCAAGCCTTATGTGCGTGAAGGCTTGCTGTTCCCTGCCGATGAACTATGGTATTATAACGGCGTGCTGCCTGATGGTGAACCCGATCGCAAGCTCATGGTCATGGATATTGCATGGGGTGGCGGGGACTTCACCGCCTGTCCTATTGCTTATGTGTACGGCGATGCTGTGTTCATCCCCGACCTTGTGTTCAATAACGGCGACAAGACCGTGACCAGACCGGAAGTCGTGGGCAAAATCATCCAGCATAAAATCAACGTGGTGCGTGGCGAAGCCAACAACGGCGGCGATGAATATTGTGACGTGGTAGACAGCCAGCTCCGGCAGCAAGGCTATCACTGCTCTGTCCGCAGCCAACGTGCGCCAAGTGGTCAAAGCAAGTTATCCAGAATCATCCAGTATGCGCCGGACATCAAGCGGTTCTACTTCCTTGACGAGAAGCACCAGTCGAAAGAGTACAAGGCATTCATGGAACAGGTAACGATGTTCACGCAGCTTGGTAAAGTTCCGCACGATGACGCACCGGATAGTCTGGCACAGCTTGCCGATGAATTGTACAACGGAATCAGTAAAATTGAGCCTGTCAAGAGGCCTTTTTGATTAAAAACACAATATATTGTGTTCGCTGGGTCTATTTATTTGATTTCACCACTTGACAAGGCTTATAATGTACGCAGGAAGTTTTGCAGCTTCCCTTAAAGGAATAGCTTGCACGCGGGGTTTTGTCATTTTACTCGCGTGCGTGTCAACAAGCATATTCCTCCTTTCACCGGTGGAGGCTTTCTCACTCTTTTTCCTTCACCGGGCTTTATATGTTGCGTTTCCAATTGTTTGGGGAATGCCAGTCTGTCTCCCCCACGTCTGGCAAGCAACGGTTCGATTCCGTTACGCAGCACAACCAACTACCTAGCTTTGCATGGACTTATTCTCCAAAACCTCCACCGCTATTCCCGGCTCTCAATGTAATGTTTAGGCATGACATTGCAAAGAGCAGCGGTTAACCAATCAAGCCGGGCTTCTATGTTGCATTAGCTCAGTCAGGCTAGAGCATCCGGCTCATAACCGGGCATACATTGGTTCAAATCCATTATGCAGCACCAAAATTGCAGCTTACCCGTTTTACGTCTGTCCGACAACTGAATGTAAAGGCTGCAATGGTTTTCTTCGGGCGAAGAATAGCACGGCTGGAAGTGCGAATAGTTTCCCAGTAGCTTCTGACAGGTCTGTGCTCAACAGCCTGTTTCCAGAAATTCAGCGAAAGGAGCGCTCATGCTAGTTAGAATCTGTTGCCCTTGTATCAGGCAGAATCCCATCTATAAGAACGTCCGCTGCAATCGCTATCTTGGTGAAGTAGACGGACGATACCATTTCAAGTGCGACAGATGCAAGGGGGTTATTGAAGGGGATACAAAAGAAGGGTGGGTTAAAATAATTCATTCTCCTGAAAGGTAAAAAAGGACAACGTTATGTGTGTGTTGGAAGAAAATATAACTGCTCTTTTTGAAAGCGGAAAGATTAGTTCTCTTGATTTAGAAAACGCAAAAAAGTTTTGTGGTAGTTCAAAAATTGGAGAATATAAATGTTGCGTAAAAACTCGATATGGGTTTTGCTGCGATTTGTGTCTTGAAGATGAATTATTGAGTTTAAAATCAAAGGGAGTTAATACAATAAATTCTTGTTGTGGACACGGGGATTTGGCTCTTGCATCAATTTTAACCGCTGGTGAAAACAGCAAAAATAAAATGATTTCTTTGGGATATATTCACGTAAAAGATATATCTGAAAGAATTTCTCAGTGGAAGCCTAAATCGATTTTCATATATCAAAAATAAGTTTAAGGCGCACTTTTGGCGCAGTGAGATAGACCTTAACAGGTTTGTCTTGCTGCGCTTTTTATTTTGCCGGAAAGGAGGAACACATGGCTGAGTATCAGATGATTGTTGACGGTTTTTTGAATGAGCCGTTGACCGGACGTAGACCGATTGAAACGCCGGAAACAGAAATCAATCAAGCAAATGTGCTGAAAGTGGTCATGGGCAAGGCAGAGCCTATTCATCTGCTGAACAAGAACGAGATTCGCTTTCTGCACAACTACTACTTGGGTAGCCAGCCTGTCCTCCTCCGCACAAAGGAGTACCACGCTGAAATCACCAATCGCATTGTAGAGAACCATGCCAATGAATGCGTGGGTTTCTACACAGGTTACATGAGTGGCACTCCCTGCTCTTATGTGCGGTCTGAAACGGCAATAGGTGACGGTGAGGAAATCGCCCGCCTGTCAAATGCTTTGCAGTATGAGGGCAAGGACGCGCTTGATCGGCGGCTCTGGCAGTGGATGTTAGAGTGCGGACAGGGATACCGCATTGTTCTTCCTGACAAGGGGTACAACGGCAACTACCCGGACGAAACGCCCCTGCTGGTGGATGTTCCCGACCCGGATATGGCGTATGTGATTTACAACTCCGGTATTGGGCACAAGCCCATCGCCAACGTGCTGCACATCCCACGCAATTATCAGAATGACCTGAACGACCTGATTTGCGTGTATACGCCGAACCAGTACTTTGAAATCGACAATGGCAAGGTTACGAAATCGGAAAACCACTCCCTTGGAATGCTACCGATGGTCGAATACAAGCTCAACCCGGAGCGTATGGGTCTGTTTGAACCGGCTATCCCTGTTCTGGATTCCATCAACGACCTGGAAAGCAATCGTCTGGACGGTGTGGCGCAGTTCATCCAGTCCATCATGGTGTTTACGAACTGCCTTGTGGACGAGGATGCGCTCAACAAGGTCAAGGAACTGGGCGCAATGTGTCTGAAGTCTACCGCTGGTCTGCCTGCTTCTGTCTCACAGATTGCAAACGAGCTTGACCAGCAGCAGAGCCAGACCTTGCTTGATTCCATGTTAAACGTGTACCGTAGCCTGACTGCCATGCCTAGTGCAACTGGCAGTGAGAACGCAACGTCTGACAACGTGGGCGCAGTTATCGTCCGCAACGGCTGGAATCACACTGAAGCAAGGGCGCAGCAGTACGAGAATATGTTCAAGTTCTCGGAACGCCAAAGCCTGTCTGTGATGCTGAAAATCCTGCGTGATACGGCTGGTTCTAAGCTGATGGCAAGTGACATCAACATCAAGCTGCCCCGCCGTCAGTACGACAATCAGCAAAGCAAGGTTCAGATTTTTGCACAGATGCTCAGTCAGAGCATTGACCCTCAGTTGGCGTTCACTACGCCCGGTCTGTTCCCTGACCCGCAGGCTGCTTATGAAATGAGCAAGCCCTTCCTGATTGCCGCTGGCAAGCTGGGTGAGGACGGCAAAGCTCCGAAACCACAGAAGCCGAAGCCTGAACAAGTTGTTAACGTCAACAAAACATTAGACGGACAGGCTGACAGCACCAATAAAGAAACAGAGGGTGAATAACCCTTTGCATATTCCGGCAGGGAAGCCGGGATACAAATTTCGCAGCGTTGCAGGGAAGCAACGGTAAAAAAACGCAGGAGGAAATTAACGATATGAAACTCAATGTGTTGCTTGGTGATGCTTACAAAGATGGCATGACCGCCGATGAAATCATTTCTGCGCTGGAAAAGGTTGCAGACCCCAACGCAGAGGTCGAGAAGCTGCGCAACGCCGTGACGAAAGCCAACGGCGAAGCTGCCGAGTACAAGAAGCAGCTCAAAGCAAAGCGCACCGATGACGAGAATGCCGCACAGGAACAGGCTGACAAGCTGGCAGAGATGCAGAAGCAGATTGAAGCCCTGACTGCTGACAAGGAGAACCTCGTCAAGGAAAAGACCCTTGCATCCTACCGTGAGAAGTTCGTTGCACAGGGTTATGACGCTGAACTGGCTGGCAAGGCTGCATCTGCACTGGCAGACGGCGACATGGACAAGGTGTTTAAGTTCCAGTCGGAGTTTATGACCGCCCATGACACCGCATACAAGGCTTCCCTGCTGAAGGGTATGCCCACGCCTCCGGGTGCAAACGGCGGTGGCAATTCTGACAGCGAAGGCGTGGCGTTTGCTAAGAGCCTTGCACAGCAGAATGCCAATGCTTCTAAGGCATCGAGTGACGCAATGAGTGCTTTCCATTAATAAGGAGGAAAACATGAAGTTTACCCGAAACACGGTCAACGGAATCAACGATACCATCCTTGCTTCCAATGACTACACCGCCATTCCCTTTACCGTGACCGAAACTGCTGCGGTTAAGGCTGGCTATCCTATGACGCTGGCTGGCAAGAAAGCTGTTGCTGCTGGCGAAACTGGTTCTAAGACCATCAACGCTGACGGCATTCTGCTTTATGACGTTGACCCGGCAGAAAACCCCAATGCTTCCCTGCTGATTCGTGGTGTTATCGACACCAAGAAGGCGGCAGCAAGTTCCAGCTTCACCTTTGACGCTGACGCAATCAAGGCACTTAAGACCGCCGTCCCCGGCATTTTCTGCCGTGACAACATCAGCGTGAACGCTTAATAGGAGGTAAAACAACATGGCACTGAATCTTAAGGAAGTCTTTGCCCCGGCTGCGATTGCCGCCTATTGGACGAACGACCCCACCAATGCGATGCCTTTTGCATCTGACGCACTGTTCCCCGCAAAGAAGAAGGCGGGTCTCGACCTGAAGTGGCTGCGTGGTCACAAGGGCGTTGGCGTTTCCCTGATGCCCAGCGCATTTGACGCAAAGGCTACGTTCCGCATCCGTGAGGGCTTCAAGTTTGATGAGACTGAGATGCCGTTCTTCCGTGAGGGCTACCATCTGGGCGAGAAAGACCGTCAGGAAATCCTGCGTGTTCTGGACAGCAACGACCCTTATGCTCGTGACGTGATGAACCGTCTGTACGATGACACCGCGCAGCTTATCACTGGCGCACGTATCGTTCCTGAGCGCATGATCTGGCAGCTGCTTGCTCCCATCAATGGTGTTCCCGGCATCACCATCAAGGCAAACGGCGTGAACTACACCTACAATTACGACCCGGACGGCACTTGGAAGTCTACTAACTACAAGGAAGTTTCTGCCGCAAAGTCTAAGTGGAACGTCACCACCGCCACACCCATTGCAGACCTGAACGCCGCAAAGGACGCTGTTCTGGCAAGCGTTGGCGAGGTCGTAACTGAGGTGTACATGAACACCGCCACCTTCCGCAACATGATTGCTGCGGATGAGGTGAAGAATCGGTTCATGACGGTCACTGCAAAGGCAAATGCCGTTCTGCTGGATGCCGAAGCACGGCAGATTATCGAGTCCGCAACTGGGCTGACCATTCATCTGTACGACAAGATGTTCAAGGCAGACCAGTACAGCGCAAGTGAGAAGTATCTGCCCGATGGCATGGTAGTGGTTGCTCCTTCCGGCGCTCTGGGCAGCACTTGGTACGGCACTACCCCTGAGGAAGCCGACCTGCTGTCCGGTCAGTCTGGCGCATCCGTGTCCATCGTGAACACCGGCGTTGCCATTACCACCGAGCTGACCGTTCATCCGGTCAATGCCAATGTCTATGCTTCTGAAATCGTCCTGCCGTCCTTTGAGCGCATGGACGCTGTGTACTGCATCAAGGCTTACTAACCTACTAATGGGAAAGGAAGAAATCAGCATGGGAGACCAGTATTCTGAAGCGGCAGTCAAGCTGGGGCAGTACATTGCTCCTGCACTTGACCGTGAAATCACGGACGAAGACTACCCACTTTTCGACCTGCTGCTTGATTTCGCTAAAGACAAGATATTTGCACAGGGCTACCCCTTCGGCAACAGACCGGACGAGCTGCCCTTGCAGTATCAGTCGTTGCAGATACGCATTGCAGCGGAACTGTACAACCACATCGGCGCAAATGGACAGACGAGCTATACCAACAACGGCATCACTCGTGTGTGGGAAAGCTCCGATGTGGCGCAGTCCCTGCTGAATGAAGTTGTTCCGAGAGTAGGTGTTATCGGCTGATGTTCAATGGAAGCCCGCTGGACAAGCGCCCGCTGTGGTACTCGAACCCTGTTGGCGAGAAAACGCCTGTTGTGGACGAATGGGGAAACGAAACTGGCGAGACATCGCAGACGTGGAGTGACCCTGCAAAGCTGATTCTGAACGTCAGCCCGCCTACTGGTTCTGCGGAAGCAAGCCCTTTTGGGGTGTTCACGGATTACAGCTATGTTGTCAGCTCATCCAGCAAAAAGCGCAACACACCGCTTTATGAAGGTACGCACGTCTGGTTTCAGACGGACGTTTCAAAGCCCTTCAATTACATTGTGGTCAAGGTCGCAGAGCATATCACGGACACGTTGTATGCGCTGAAAGAGGTGGCTGCAAGTGAAAATTAAAGTGAGGTTGAGCGATGCCGGACTTCGTGATGCGGAACGTCAGATACAGGAGTACAAGACCACCCTGAATCAAAAAGCACAGGAGTTTGCGCGGGCATTGGCTCAAAAGGGCATTGACGTTGCAACAGTTAGGTTTGCTAATGCACAGTACGCTGGCGACAACGATGTCACAGTTGAGCGTGACCCTGTACAGACATCTAATGGCTTTGCAATTGTAGCTCACGGGAAAGCGGTTGCGTTCATTGAGTTCGGTACTGGCGTATCTCATTCCGCTTATGGCGGCGAACTTCCTGATGGAGTTGGCGAACACGGAACATACGGCAAGGGGAACGGACAACACAAGCGTTGGTACTACTACGGCGAATCTGGCAACGCTGGCACGCCTGTTAAGCAGGTTGATGGCAAAGGTCAGTTGAACTACACCAGCGGCAACGAACCGGCTATGGCTATGTGGGGGGCTGTTGAAGAAATGGCTTCTCAAGTAGAAGCAACGTGGAGGGAGGTATGGAATAGTTGATTGATTATTTCAATTCTATCTTCACGTCCGTTGCCAAAGAACTGCGAAAGCAAGTGCCCGGCATTTTCGTTACTGGTGAAATCAATGACAGCAATGTCAAAAAGTTTCCCTGTGTGCTGATAGAGGAAAACAGCAACCTCCCGGTTCATCGTGATTCTGCCAGCCGAAGCAAGTACGCCGCTGTTTCCATTCGTGTGCGTGTATATTCCAACAAAACCAGCGGACGCATTGCAGAAGCACGTTCCATCGTTGGAATCGTGGATTCTGTATTGGAACCGCTCAATTTCTATCGAAAATCGTTTGCCCCGTTGAATGGGCTGTACAACAATTCCGTCTATCGGATTGATTGCAGCTATGGGGCAACAATCGGAGAGGACGGAATGATTTACCGAAACTAAGGAGGTAAACATTCTATGAGTACTGCTATCTCCGGTCTGAATACCACCCTGTACTGTGGCGACAGCGCAACCGCTCTGACGAAGCTGTGCGACATTAAGGATGTGCCCGACCTGATTTCTGAGCCAAACCTTCTGGATGCCACCACCTTGTCTGACCCCATGCAGGTCAACATCTTTGGCATTATCCAGAGTGACACCAAGTCCTTTACTGCCAACTACAATAAGACTGACTACAAGAAGGTCAAGGAAGCTGGCTACGATGAGACTTCCGAGAGCAACACTGTGAAGTATTACGCCCTGAAAATGCAGGACGGCTCCGGCTTTTCTTGGCAGGGTATGCATCAGGTTGGTTTGTCCGGCTTCGGCGTGGACGAGGTTGTGGAAATGACCATCAACTGCATCTTCACAAAGAAGCCTGAGTTCAGCGAGACCCTGACTGTCAACGGCGGCTAAACCGCAAAAATCAAATCAATCAAACCGGGCAGAACTGAACATCGGATTTGGTTCTGCCCCTATTTATAAAGGAGAGCATTTATTATGGCTGCAAAGGTTATCAATTTTCATTCCCCCGATGGCAAGAATATTTACGAACTGACTTTTACCCGTGACAGCGTGGAAGCTACCGAACGTGCAGGCTTTCAGATTGGCCAGTACACCCAGATGACCAACCTGCTGTCCAACTCCCGCGCCCTGTTCTACGGCGCGTTTATCGCCCGGAATCGTGGCATCAAGCGTAAAGTCGTGGACGAAATGTTTGCCCACATCGACGAGAAGGAAGAGCTGATGGCTGCGCTGCTTGAGATGTTCATGGACGCTTCCAAGTCTCTGCTGGCAACTGACACTGAGGACAAGACCGCAAAAAACGCAACGTGGGAGATTGTGTAACCGCACAATCTCAGGAAACGGACGGAGAGGAAGAGCCATTCTCTTTCTCTAAGCTGTTCCACGATGTAGAAGCCTATTACATTTCCATCGGCATGACCTACGACCAGTTTTGGTACGGCGATGTCTGGCTGGCGAAGGTCTACCGTGACGCAGAGGAGCTGCGGGAACGCAGAGCCAACACAGAAGCGTGGAGAAACGGCTTTTACATGGCATCTGCGCTTTCCTCTACGGTTGGCAATATGTTCCGTAAGAAAGGGTCTAAGCCCATCAAGTATATGGATAGACCGCTTCCCCTTACTCAAAAGGAGAAAGACGAGTATGAATACCAACGCGCAGTTGAGGCGCAGGAGCAAATCAAGAGAATGATGTTCTCTATGATGGAAAGTGATGGTGGTAGTGATGGCTGATGTTGATATTACGAGCTTATCCGTAGAGATTTCTGCGGAATCGCAGGGTGCGGAGCTTAATATCGACAAGCTCGCTACCGCCATTTCTAATTTGCGTACAAAGGGCAACGTCACGAAGGTTGTGAACAGCCTTGACAAGCTGTCCGCTTCCATTTCTGCGCTGAAACAGGCATCCACTGGCCTGTCTGGGCTGGACAACATCACGAATTTTCTGAATGGCATCGGCAACGCAAACTTTTCCGGCAGTGTGAAAAGCATTAACAGCGTTGTTAACGCCATCAAGAAAATCCCTGCTGCCGTGTCCGGCTTGAATGGCGTGGACTTCTACTCCATGTCCGACAGCATTACTGAACTGACAAACGCAATGGCTCCCCTGTCCATTCTGGACGCTTCCGGGCTGAAGGCGATCGGAAGCGCAGTCAACGCCATCGGGAAAATCCCTGACCTGTCCGAAAAGCTGAAAGCAGCTGACCTTGATGCTTTCTCGGATTCCTGCAATAAAATCTCTACTGCTCTCACTCCGCTTGCTTCGCAGCTTGACAAGGTTGGCAACGCCTTTGCAAAGCTGCCGTCGCAGTTGAGCAAAGTGGTCACACAGGCAAACCGTGTGACGGCTGCCAACGAACGGCAGAAAAAAAGTTATCTCAGCCTGTCTAACCAGATGAGCGGTTTTATGCGAAACATGGCAAAGCTGGTTTCGCTGAAAGCTATTGCTGAGTATCTTGGCAATGCTGTTGCAAAGTTCAACGACTTCTATGAAGCAACAGACCTGTTTCATAATGCTATGGGCAATTTGAGCGGTGAAGCCGATACACTCATTAGCAAGATGCAGGGCTTACTTGGCGTTGACCCGACCAAAGCGATGACCTACATGGCTACCATCCAGAGCTTAGGCACTTCGTTTGGTTTGGCTAGCGACAAGGCTTACGTTCTTTCTAAGAATTTAACCCAGCTTGCCTATGATGAGGGTTCTTATTGGAACAAGGATGTTGCCGAAACCTTTACCGCAATGTCCTCTGCTATCTCTGGCGAGATTGAACCTATTCGCCGTCTTGGCGTTGACCTGTCTCAGGCGCGGTTGCAGCAGGAACTTCTTGCCTTGGGCTTTAACAAGCAAGTCTCTAGCCTGTCCCAGGCAGATAAAGCGGTTCTGCGTTACATTGCCATTATGAAGCAGACTGCCAATGTGCAGGGCAACCTTGCACAGACCATCCAAAGTCCTGCGAACCAGATTAAGATTCTGAAAGCCCAGCTGGATATGCTGGCAAAGTCTGTTGGATCTCTGCTCTACCCTGCCCTGAAAGCCATTCTCCCCCCGCTGATTGCCGCTGTTCAGCTCATTCGAGAGTTTGTTGAGTGGGTGGCAAAGCTAATGGGCGTGAAGGTCGTGTTTACTGATTTCACTAAAAGCGCTGACAGCGTTGGCGGCATCGGTGACGCAATGGATAACACGGCCGATTCGACAAAGAAAGCTACCAAAGCCCTCAAGGACTACACGATGGGCTTTGATGAACTCAACATCATTGACCCTACGCAAGGAAGCTCCGGCTCTGGCGGCGGTGCATCTGCTGGCAATATCTTAGGCGATGTAGACCTGTCCGGCTACGATATGTTCAAGGACTACATCGGTACGACGATTGATGAAGTCAAAGCGAAATTGGAAAAGTTGGCTCCTTTGGTTGCTGGTATCGCTGCCGGATTTGCAACGTGGGCTATTGGCAACGCTTTGATGGATGCTCTTAGCAAAATCAAAGGCGACGGAACCTTGATTGAGGGCATTCTCAAACTTTGGAAGTCTCCCATTATGGGAGCAGCTGTCGCTGTTGGCATCATGGTCGCTCGTTTTGTTGACCTATACCAAAACAGTGAGGCGTTCCGAAAAGGCCTTGAACGTGTTCGAGCTATGATTTACCTTGCTGCGGAAGGGCTTAGGCAGGGTTGGAATATATCGCTTACAGATGGAAAACTCGGAGAATCCATCAAATACCTGAAAGAGTCTTTTTCCAACTTAAAGCAAGTAATCTGGAATCTCATTCCAGAAAGTTGGCAGGAGGGCATTTCTTCTGCGTTCGAAACAATCTCTGACGTTGTAAAAGACCTTGATCTTGATGTTGGCGATTTAATCACAACACTTATGGGCATCGGTCTTATTGTTAGTGGCCATCCTGTAGCCGGTCTTGCTGTTCTTGGTTTTGAAGCTATCACTGTTGCAGTTCGTGGCCTTGGTAGCGAAAGCCAAAAAGAATCTTTTGAGATGGAAACGGACTGGTTCAACGCTTTCAAGTCTATGGGCGAAAAAGTTGCTGATTTTGTAGGTAACGCAATTACAGCCATCGGAAACCTTATCAATGATTTCGCAATTTTTATTGGATGGATTCAGAACGGTGTTTCCGAAACCGATAGGCTTGACTTACAGATGAACGGTAATTTCATCGAGAATGCCGTCATGGGCATTGCTCAGCTGATTCACGATGTTGGAGTGTTTGTCGGATGGATTACCAATGGAGTGAGTGAAACCGACCGTCTTGATATTCAAATGAACGGTAACTTCATCGAAAAGGCGGTTCTTGGTTTTGCTGACCTTATCAATTGGGTAAAGGATGTTGTTACATGGTTCGTACATCTCGATGAACACGTCGAAAACGGTGCGAGAGCTGTTCGTGGATTTATCGATGATATCAAAACGTGGGCAAAAGATGCCGCAAAAGCTGCTTCCGATATGGTAACAGCCGTTGCAAATGCTATTGTTTCTCTTCCTTCCAAAATGTTTGAAGCAGGCAAAAACATTTGGCAGGGCCTCGTAAATGGTATCAAAAGCGGCATTGAAACTGCAAAAGGCGCTGCGGCAAATCTTGCCAAAGCTATCATTGACAAGTTCACGACCGATACTGAAATTCATTCTCCCTCCGCTCTATTTGAGCGCTTTGGTGAATTTATCGACCAAGGTCTTGCAAACGGTATCACTGCAGCACTTCCTTACGTTGAACAAGCTATGACCAATCTGGCAAACGCTGTTCAGCAGAAGGGCAACGAGATGATTGACTATGGCGCAGACGTTGCGAATGGCTTTGTTGATAACATGGTCAATACGTTCGACGCAAAGTGGAATGAAATCGACAACGGGCTGAAGAATGATTTTATCGGAACGATTAAGGGCATGATTGATGCGGTCAAGAAAGGCGATATCCAAACCGTCGCCGAAAACACAGCTGCCATCATCTGGAAGGCAATGGGGGAAGAGAACCGAAAACAGGTCAAGTCTTATGCTTCCGACTTGGTTTCCAATCTCACCAGTGCTCTTAAAACCGTTGGTTCCAAAGTATTTTCTTCTGCAAAACTCGTCGGAAAGAACATTTTGGATGGAATTACATCCAAGTTTGGCGAAATCTCCACGCAGGTCGTCGGTCTCGGAAGTAAAATTGCGTCCTCGTTTTCTTCTCTGATCGGACCAATCTCGGCATCCGGCAAGGCGATTAGTATTGGCCTTTCTTCTGGCGTTTTAAGTCAGTTCCCGTCTATCATCGCTGGCATTGCCGGGCTTATCGGTCAAATTGGAGCTGCATTTATGGGCATCTTGCAGACGATCGGCAGCGTCTTGACATCTCTTGGCATCCCAACTGGTGTCATCATGATCGCTGGCGGCGTTGCAATTGCAGCAGCCATCGCAGGAATTGTCGGAACGCTTGTTGGAAAGTACGGAACAAGCTCCAGCCCGTCCGTAGACAATAACTACTCGAGCTACCCTGGCACGAGCGATTATGATTCCGCCAATGGCTCCAATACATCTTCCGGTAGTTATTACCCAAGTTCTTCCAATAGCGGAGCGAGCTCCGCAGAACTCCGTAGTGCCGTCCACGATGGGTGTTATAACGCATTCCTTGACATCTTCCAGCGGTACGGAGACGAGCTTACCGGAGGGAAAGAGCTCAAGATTTACCTTGATGGTAAGCAAATCACTGCGTCCGTTGAGAAACGGCAATCTGAGCGTGGGTTCCAGATTATGGGAAACGAAGTTTACAGCTACTAAGGAGGTTTACGTTTTATGCAATCTCTCGTCACAGTAAATGGCAGAGAGCTGCCTGAGCCTTCCTCCTACGACGCTACAACAAGCACTATAGTCGATTCTGGACGAAACGTACAAGGCAAAGTCGTTGGGTCTGTGGTGCGGCACGATGTTGCGAAGATTTCCCTAAAATGGAACTATCTTACCGCAAGACAGTGGGCAGACATTATCGGGCCGTTCACCACAAACTTTTACTGCACTGTTCGGTTTTATAACCAGGCGACAGCAAGTTACACGACAAGGCAGATGTACGTCTCCGATAGAACTGCTGGAATGTGGAGGAGGTCTCCGTCCAACGGAAACGTTATGGGGTGGGTAGGAGCAGCTCTCAGCCTCGTTGAAGTTTAAGAGAGGTGGTCATTCATGAACTTTCAGCCTTCCGACAAGTGGCTTGACGAGTATAACAAAACGCTTGTTCCTGAGATGTTTGTTCGTATCACTTACCATGCTTCTGACGATAAAGCACAAACGGACGCAATCGCTAGTTCCTCTAGCCAGGCTTTGTTCAGTGACACTTCGTCAGTCACCAACCTAGATTCTGCTCATTCCAGCTGCTATGCCACCGGAGAACCCAATTTATGGCTCCTTGATGGAAGTAAGATTTTGGTCCCGGATTCGGAGCCTTACGAGAATACCGGATATGTAAGCATGGATTGCGTTTCTGATGCAAACCATCCGATTATCACTTTCTCTTTTAGCAAACTGCACTCTGAAAAAATCCCAGGGGTTACAATCATATGGTCGTCTGCTTTAAATGAATTTGCAAAATCTTTTAGGTTGGCGGCTTATAGCGGAAAGGAGCTCGTTGCGTCAAAACAAGTTGACGATAACCAGTCGGTTGAATCCTCTGTAGATTTTGAGATTTCTGGGTATGATTCAATTACCCTTGAAATTTTGGAATGGTGCATCCAAGGCCGTAGAGCTAGAGTAGAACAAGTTGAATTTGGTCTGCGTGTCCAATTTAGCAAAGCGGATTTGCTTTCTTATACGCATGAATCAAAACGCGACCCGATTTCTGGGCAGCTTTCCAAAGATTCCGTTTCGTTTTCTGTTGACAACTCCGAACAACGCTGGAACCCCGTGAATCCAGGTGGACTTTACAAGTATCTTTATGAACGTCAAGAGATTTCGGTTCAGTACGGCATGGACATGGGCGATACAATCGAATGGATTGACGGAGGAAAGTTCTTTCTTTCTGGATGGACAATTCCGGCAAATGGCATAACGGCGTCGTTTGATGCCAGGGACGCTTTGTCTTTCCTCCAAGATTCCATCTATACTGGGCACACGAGCGGAACGCTTTATCAGATGTGCTTTGATGCGTTGGAACTTCTGGATGTTTCCGGAATATCTTACGAAATTTCGGAAGAATTAAAGAACTATTCTTGCGACATTTCCTCCGATACTTCTTCCTACAAAAACGCAGACGTCCTTCAGCTTGCCGCAAACGCAGCCGGGATGGCTCTTTACCAATCCAGAGATGGGGTCATTCACATTGAACGTGTCCCTCTTGTTCCAGTCACGAGGTCTGGTATCGAGGAAATATCGCTTTTGAATAGCTTTAAATACCCAGAAATAACGTTTTCGACAAAAATAAAAAACGTATCGTGCAAGGTTGGCGGCGAATCCGTTTTTTATCCAGCCGGATCTAGTGGGAACGGAGCGACCCAAAGCATCAACAATCCGCTTATATCGAAATCTGTATCTTCTAGCGCAAAAAATGCGTTGACCGAAACATACGCACTTCTTTCTAACAGAAGAAAGGTAAACTTGGAATTTCGTGCAAGCCCCCATATTGATGCGTTGTCTTTTGTTAGAGCAAACCATCAGTTTGGATATGCATCGAACGTTCTCGTTACGGATGCCAAGTATACATTTAATGGCTGTTTTAAAGGGACGATGGAAGGATATATGGTGGAAAGCGCGAGTGCCCTTAGACTTGACAAGGGTTCCGTTTTTGTGGCTCCTGGAGAGACCGTTCGGCTAACCGCAACGCTTGTTCCTTCCTCAGAGGATTCCCCAGCAATCGGATGGGAAGCATCTCCTCCCGGCGTTGTTTCCATTTCCGTGGTTTCCAATAAAGGCGGCGTTTCTGCTTGCGACATTTCTTTTGCTTCCAGTGGAGATGCCGTAGTCACAGCCTTCGTATCTTCCGTATCTGCAAAGTGCAACGTTATCAGTCAGGCTCCGTCTTTGTCGGATATGCCGGAAGGATCGTCTGTTTACATTCAAGAAAGTGGTGCGGATGTGGAGTTTGTTGTTGCAAAACATGAGTATGAGCCTGGCTTAAATGGTCCCGGAAGAACACTTCTTATCAGGAAAGAACCTCTTGCTGAAACAGTGTGGAACCAGACGCACGTCAATACATACGACGGAAGCTCCATCGACAGGCTGTTGAAGGGAGATTACGCAAACAGATTTAGCGATACCGTCAAGTCCGCAATGGGACTTACCTCTTTCTATTACACGGTAGGCGGTAGCACTACGGAAATCAGAACGCTTTCTCGCAGTGTTTTTCTCCCGTCTATTTATGAGATGTTTGACCCGGAAGACAAAAACGCAGATGTTTATGTAAATGGCAGTAACCCATTTTTCAAAAAAGAAGGTTCTGTACTACCAAAGCAAACCCGAAATGTTTTTGTTCAGTCTTATGATGATTCCGTCAATCGTCTTATCCGCAGATGGTCACGTTCCCCTGCATTGCGAGATTTTGATGGAAACCATATCGTGGGCCAACTCGTTGGGACTTACAGTCTTGGAACGTCTAGTGCAGGTAGGATTTTTTTCCTCACAGAGCAGTACAATGCTTGGAGCTCTAACAAGTTCAGCCCTGCTTTCACGCTTCCGTCCACGACTAAAGTCGGCAACGGCAAAAAGATTTTGCTTTAAGGAGGGACTATGGCGATTTGGATTACAGACAGAAGCCAAGACGATGTTGACCGCCTAAAGTTCATTTACGGCAAAGCCGTGAACGGGACCTGGACAGATGAGGAAAAAGCGGAGTGGCTTTCCGGTATGAAAGGGGCTCTTGACTACAGAGATTTTTCGAGAATAGAAACCGGCATATCAGAGCTTGCTTCACTTCTCGGTGCGGACGTAGATGTCAAGACGGACTGGAACATAAACGGGTATCTTACCACGTCGGATGCTGCTAGGTGGCTGTCAAATATCGAATCTATTCGTTCTAAAAACTCAGGAGACGCCAAAACTGCGCCGACACCGACGTCTATGGATAGGCTCGGATTCGAGACAATGAACCAACTTGAAAGCATTTTGTCAGACATAGAATCGATCGCCAAAACTTACGTTACTTTTTCTGGCGAATACATGGCTGGGGAGGACCAATATGGTTTTTGAAGACCGCATATCAAAATATCCTGGCAGGTGGACGTTAGTCCATGAGGATGGGTCGTCTGAAGTTGTAACGCTCGTCCGAAACGACGAGCCCATAAAGGACGGCACACCAATCAACGCATCCACTTTAAATGAGCTGAGTACAGTTGCAGGTGCCATCAACGCAAAAGAGGAAGCCGTTTCGGCGGCAAATTCCGCTGCGGAAGAACGTGCAAAAGCAGAACAGGCTGCAAAAAATGCCGCAAAAGACGTTTCTGCAATTGTAAAAGCAGACTCTGAAAATGCAGCTTTGTCTGCTGCTGCTGCCAAGACAAGCGAAACCAATTCAAAGCGTTCGGAATCTCAGTCTGCTATTTATTTGCAGGGCACAAAAGAATACTTTGAGCAGGTCCGCACCATCACCATCGGTGCACAGGGGTGGTACGCCACGCCGGAAGCTCTGAAAGCCGCTGTTCCTATAGGCGAAAATGGCTGGTGGGCAGTCGTTGGTACTACGGACACCATTTGGACGTGGGACGGTGACACCGGCGCGTGGGTCGATACCCGCAAAGAGGTGGATCTGTCAGACTACCTGACGCAAAACCAGATCAGGCAGCTGCTTGAGCAGTACATGCCCCTTCGCCCCGCCACTGCTACCTTGCTGGGCGGCGTGAAGGTGGGCGACTACCTGGACATCGCCCCGGACGGCACCCTCAGCGCCAAAACGCTCAATGACAAGATCGCTGCCGCCGTGGCGGTAAAGTCGGAGGCGCGGCTGGTGTGGAGCGGAAAAACAACGATTGGGAGGAGAAAAACTGAGACAATTAACGTTCAGGACGGTGTAGATTACGTTAACCTCCGCGTAAACGAAGCTGATTTTAATCTTACCCCTGGTATGACATATGAAGCTCACATTTCTAGCGCGGGAAGTCTCACGGTCACAGTATTATTTTCGGCCGACAAAAAACGTCTTGAATGTACCCTTACCAATACGATGAATACTGTATCGGTTGTATTCACCGGCTACCACTATCCCACCCTTGCCGAACTGCTGACCGAGACCCAGGCCGCGCATGGCACTTAATGCCTACTCTTTGACATTGGGGGTGATCGCAATAAACAACACATTTTTGACCGCACTTTTCAACTTTTTGAGCCGGTTCTTTGCCGCTTTGGCAGAAGAACAGGCAGAACAGGAGGACACAATGGCATCTGTGACTGAGGTGACCGAGTGGACGGGAGCACCGCCCTACCGCTACATCGACGTAAGCCGGTGGCAGGGAAAAATCAAAATGGAGGGCTGGGCGCAGGTAAAAGCGGCAGGCTACAAAGGCGTGATGCTGCGGGCCGTAGGGAGCCGCAACGGTGTACCCTACATCGACCCCACCTTCGAGGGCAACTATTCCAACGCAAAGGCAGCTGGGCTGGATGTGGGGGCATACTACTACACCAACGCCACCAGTGAGGAGATGGCAAACCGGGAGCTTGCCGTGCTGCGGAAGACCCTGGTTGGGAAAGAGATGACCATGCCGGTGGCAGTGGATCTGGAATCGCCGATTCTTGCCGGGATGCCCTATGGGAACTTATCCAATCTGGCAGCCTACCATCTGGAACAGATTGAGAAGATGGGCTTCTTCGCCCAACTCTACACCTACACGAGCTACGCAAACGTCCATCTGGACATGGCAAGGCTTGCAGGGCGGTGGGACGTATGGCTGGCGGACTACACCGGCAAGACCCCCAAGGTTAGTTTTAAGTACAACGCCCACCAGCACACCAGCAAGGGCGCTGTGCCGGGCATTTCCGGTCACGTTGACCTCAATGTGACCACACGCAACTACCCGAAGATCATTTGCAAGAAGGGCCTGACCCGTCTCCGGGAGGGCAAATGACCGAAAGAGAAGCTCTACTGTGGGTGCTGGGCATCCTGGGCAGCCTGTGCGCTGCGGCCATCACCATCGACAAGGTGCTGGACATCATCCACAAGTACGTCAAAAAGGCACAGGCCCCCGACGATGCGCAGAACAAGCGCCTTGACGACCTTGACCGGCGTGTTGGCGCACTGGAAACCGGCTATACCCAGCACACAGCGGCACTTTCCCGCGATTTGAGCCGCTTTGGAGACATCGACGAAGTGAACCGCCTAACCCTGCAGGCCGTGCGTGCTTTGCTGGAAGCGCAGCTCACCGGAAATAACGTTCAGGCCATGCAGAAAAGCAAGGCCGAAATTGACAACTATTTGACAGAAGGAGTAACGAAACATGGCAGCAATTCTTAATTTCATCCCCGCCCCCGTCGCAATCGTTCTTATTATCGTCGGCTTTGTGGCTTTGGCTGTCGGCGCTATCCGCATGGGCTATAAGCAGCTTGTCAAAGATCTGGCCTATGACCTCGTGTGCAAGGCCGAGGACAGCATCATGGGCAGCGGCCAGGGCGCAAAGAAAAAGAAGCAGGTCTTTGACGCGCTGCGTGCGGCCTGCCCTGCATGGCTGAAGCCTATCATCACGGATGAAGTGCTTGACGCGGTGATTGAAAAGGCCGTAAGCCTGATGAAGAAGGCACTGGCAGAAAAGAAGCCTACCATCAACAAGGAGTAACCCATGATCGAGCAAAGCGTATCTCTCGCATCCAATGGCGTCGTCAAAGTGCCGGGCTATGAGCAGCTGGTGCGCTTTGGCTACACCAAAAACCGGGGCGTGTACCGCCTTTCCGTCACTGCCACCGGCGAGTGGGAGGGCCTGACCATCCGGGCTTTCTGGCACGTCCCGGGCGGCAAAGACCCGGCGTCCTCGCTGGTGGTGGACGGTTATTTGGATGTGCCAGCCAGTGTGACCGCACAGCCCGGCACCGGGTGCATCACCTTTGAGGGAAGCGACGGCACCAAGACCGTGACCAGCTCAGACCTGCAGTATCGTGTCAGCACCAACAGCGGCACAGAGGACGGCACCACGCCGGAACCGGGCACCCCTGCATGGCAGCAGCTAATGGATGCCGTGCACAAAGATGCCACCGCCGCAGAGCAGGCCAAGACCAATGCGCAGACCGCCGCCAGTGAAGCAGCCACCAGTGCGGGCAATGCAGCTCAGAGCGCTCAGGAAGCCGCTGACAGCTTACAGGAGCTGAAGGACGGCATTGCCGCTGGTGACTTCAAAGGCGAGAAGGGTGACAAAGGCGACACTGGCCCCATCGGCCCGCAGGGTGAGACAGGCCCACAAGGCCCCACAGGCGCTACCGGATCCACTGGCCCTCAGGGTGAAACTGGCCCTCGTGGTGAACAGGGGCCGCAGGGCGAGAAGGGCGAGACCGGTGAGGTGGGCCCTGCTGGCGCACCCGGCAAAGACGCCACCGTGGACGACACCCTGAGCCAGAGCGGCAAGGCAGCTGACGCTAAAGTGACCGGCGATGCGCTGGCGACCAAAGCAGTCATAGATGACACCACAGTCGGCACCGACGCATGGAGTAGCAAGCACATCGTGGATATGCTCTGCCCGCCGCTAGACGAGACCGGCAACCCGGTGCAGTGTTACCCGGTGGCGGGATATCCGCTGGGCTGTAAGGTGAGCTGGGAGCCGACGCAGGATGGCAGCGGTGAGCCGTCCCCTGACAATATCCGGCCTATTTCCGGGCGGGAGACGGTGAGCGTGGAGCGGTGCGGGGGGAATGTTATTGAGTTTTTAAGAACAAATGATTCCCATGAAAGCGTTAAAATAACAGTAGACGCAGAAAAAAATATTACGCTTAACGGAGCATTAACTCGCGAAGCCAATATCATAATTGGAATGTGTCGGCTGCATTGGGTTGCGGGAAAAACCTACACCATGTACGTCAAGAAGGTGGGCGGCAGTGCCTCTCTTGGAAGCGGTGACGGCATTACTTTTGCCTATTCGCTGTTCACGCAGGATTATAATCGTTACTTCTGTGGTGATACACGCAGCACAAACCTTAATGCGTATATTGCAAGCGATGCTGCGCTGGCAGAAACCGAGCTTGTTTTTATGCTGCAATGCTGGCGAGCAAATACAGTATTCAACAACTTCAAATTCCAAATCGAAGTTGTTCCTGGCACCACCGCCCCCACCGAATACACCCCCTACACCGGCCAAACCGCCATCCTGACCCTGCCCCGCACCATCTACGGCGGCGAGGTGGACGCAGTGACGGGAGAGGGCCAAAATCTATACGATGTCCTAACATTAACCGGAGAAGAAAACTGGAAGAAAGACGATAATTATATCGTATTGGACAGAGCAACCACTAAAATAAATATTCCGTTAAATGGCGTATGCAGTCATTTTCTGTATCGCTACAATTATGGTGGTGACAGTCTTTTTGTTGACTCCTTCAATATCTACCTTGGGTCGGCAATGGCTAAAAAATACGCACTTGATGAGTGGAAAGCGCTTCTCGCCGCTCAATACGCCGCTGGTACTCCGGTGCAAATCGTCTACAAGCTCGCAGAGCCGGTGCCGTTTACCGCGACAGGCGCACAGCCTATCCCCGCCCTCCCCGGCGTGAACACCCTGATGACCGACGCGAACAGTGCAACCGTTACCGGCAGAGCAGACCCCATCAAACGCATTACTGACCTTGAGGACGCAGTAGCGTCAATGACCGACACATAAGGAGGTACATACATATGGCAATCAAAGGCAAAGCCCGACACGATTTGACTCTGCGCTCCATCAAGCGGGAAATTGCAGCAGGACGCGATGTTGCGTTCTGGCTGGATAAAGCATACATGCACTACGACAACGGACTGCTGACCGCAGATGACATCGCAGAGGTGGAAGCCCTTGCGCAGGCGTACTATGACGCACTGGACGCGGAGGACAAGGCAAACGCTGAGGAAATCACGCTGTAAGGAGACATAACGCATGAACGCAGTAAATATCGAAGATTTGCTCGATCTGATTGAATCCATGAAACGCATATCTGCGGATGAAATTATCGCTGCATCAAAAGAGAACAACGAGCTGGAGCGCATCGCGCACATCGCAACGGAAGCAACTTATAAGGCTGTTATCAAAAAGCTGGAAAGCCTCCGCGTGTACGCAGTAATCGTTTTGGATAGCAAGGAGTAAAACCATGAGTAGCACTACATACGAGCATTTTGTTGACACCAACAAAATGTACGCCGCACAAGAGCAATTTCGGCACGTCACGAAAATGGTCTGCGCATGTTTTCGCGACCTCACGAAAACATACCATCTCGGTAACGTCACCGTAATGGTGCGCAACGCCGGACAGTTGCCGCAGCCCTTCTGGCTCGGTGCTGCCTGTGGCGGCGGCTCGTGTAGTCTTTCCGCCAGCGTTGCAAGGGCTTAATGCAGAACAGATAAAAGCTGTGATAAAACGTGCGCCGCTTGGGAGGGTAGACCGTAAGATAGCCTTACTGCGGTACGTTGAGCGGCTTCCGCTGCCGGACATTGCAGCACAGACACATTACAGCCGGACGGCGATAGGCTACCGGCTGAAAGGTATTTACAAAATGCTGGATGCGTGATATACTAATCTTGTCTAGAGATTAGTCGGAGTTTTTGCTCTGGTTATCCAAAAGCGGCAGGCTTTCGGGTCTGCCGCTTTTCTTTTTACACGATTTGTGGTATAATATACCCAAGGAAACCCGACCGGCCTCTCAACGATGCGCATTAGGTCGGGTCATCCAAGAGCTAACTCCGTGCTCAACGGAGAATTAAAAAAGCAGTCGCCAGATTCGGCGCTGAACAGTCTCCTGCCCGCCTACTTATAGTGCGTACCATGCGGGAGACGCCTTTAGACTTGAAAGGCTACGGCCTTTGTAGAGAGCGGCATTGCCTGTGGGCGGTTCCGCTCTTGATTTTACAAAAAATCCCCTGCTTTGCCAAAGCCCTGCGTTTCACGCGGGGTACTTTATAGGCAAAGTGGGGGGATTTTTTTGAAAGTAAAACGTTCAAACTTTCTATTTTTGCATCATTTTATATAAGTATATTTATATCTTTAAGCGCTCATGCGGATTTTTCCGTGTAAGCGCTTTTCTTTTTTGTCCTTCGTTTGACGTTCGTTGTCCTTCGCTTTTTGTTGATGCGGTACACTGGATGCACAAGGAGGGATGTATTATGAGCTATTATCCGACACCCGGAGCGCCCTATGTTCCGCAACAGCCTGTTAATCCGTACGGTGGCATGGGCACGGTAGGGCTTGCAACTCCCTTGCCGAACACGCAGATACAGCAGGCACAGCAGCGTCCGCAGCCGATGAATGGGCAGCAGCCCGTTCAGCAGTCGGTACAGGACGGCGGTTGGCTGCTGGGCAGACCTGTTTCCAGCAGGGAGGAATTTCTTGCAATACCGTCTGACCTGTACGGTAGACCGACCTACTGCCCAGACTTGCGCAGCGGTGTGATCTACTGCAAGCGGCTGAACCCGGACACCTGCGAATCCTATGTGCAGGAGTTCTACAGCCCGGAAGCGTGGCGGCAGATGCAGGCACAACAGGCACAGCAAACCGCCGCACCGACACAGCAGTATGTGCCCATTGAAGAGTATAACGCCCTCGTCCACAGGCTGGATGAACTGGAAAAGTGGCAGAAAAGCTTTTCTAAGCCCGCTGCCGCTGCGAAGAAAGGAGAATAACAATGTCCTCTCCGTTTGATGTGATTACGCATAGTCCCATCATGCAGCTTGCAAACCTTGCTCGTGCGGGGCAGAACCCAATGGGGCTTATCCAGCAGTTGAGCGGGCAGAACGCACCTATCATGCAGGGCTTGAACCTGATTCAGGGCAAAAACGAAACGCAGCTCAGGACGATGGCGCAGAACCTCGCCAAAGAGCGCGGCATCGACCTGAACCAGCTGGCAAGCGCCCTGAACCTGACGCTGCCCCGATAAAGCATCCCTCTAAGCGAAACGCTTCTCAGTTTTGCGGACTTGACAAAAACCGCTTTTGTTTGGCTTCGCCCATCGCACACGGCGGTGGGATAGCATAACGCAAAACTGAAAGGAGTTTTGTTATGGACGATTTTGCAACTGGCTATCTGGCTGGGCAGGACGGCGGCAATAACAACGGCGGATTCTTCGGCAACGAAGGTCTGTGGGCGGTTATCATCCTCGCCATCATCTTCGGCTGGGGCACAAACGGCTACGGTCGGAACGGCGGTGACAACGGCATGAACAGCTACATCCCCTATCTGGTGGGCACCGGTGCAACTGGTCAGGGCGGCGCGGATACTCGTGCGGCTTTGTCAGAGGGCTTCTACCAGCAGGACACTTCCCGTTCTCTGGCTGGCATTCAGAGCGGTATCTGCTCTCTGGGCTATGACCAGCTGGCACAGATCAATGGCCTCAACGCCAACATTGCAAACGGCTTTGCTGGCGTGAACAGCGCCATCTGTCAGCTTGGCTACCAGAACGCACAGCTCGTGAACGGCCTGGAACGCAGCGTGTCCAACGGCGACAACGCCATCAGCCTTGCCATCATGCAGGAGGGCAACGCACGTCAGGCGGGTCAGACCGCTATCCAGACGCAGCTTGCATCTTGCTGCTGCGAAAACAAGCAGCTCATCGGCGACCTGAAGTACACCATTGCACAGCAGGACTGCGCTACCCGTCAGGCTATCGCAGACAACGCTCGTGCCATCGTGGACAACTGCAACGCCAACTTCCGCAGCATGATGGACTACTTCACGCAGGATAAGAT